CCCGCCCCGGAGAAGTCCGCGCGGACTGTAAACCTATGTCACCAAAGAACTTATACCAAAACCCAAAACCCATATAATTACAAGCGGACTGGGAACTCTAAGCACAAATTCTATGCTGTAGTTAACATAACGCTTATTATCGGACATTGACACTCCTAACTATGTATAAATAAAAGGCTTACAACTGTCAACTTCATAACCTTTTAGGTTATTATGTCAACTACGTATGCGGGCATGTATTCTCTTGTTGTCGCAACTATAACAAATATAAGCACTTACAATGGTTGACATCTGTTGAGATATTTAAAATTCACATAATATTCCGACCTCATTTGAATGCCCTGTAGCACACTTCAAGAAGTTTTTATTTTTTCCGAACCGCCCCTATTTTCTATGGAGAATTACAATATCCCCACCGTGTGAGTAAAACAGCAGACATTTTGTTGAACATTCATAACCTGTTTATTTATATGCAGATAAAAAACTTGCATTGTTGAACAAAGTGTGATATACTTGTTGAACAAAATAATGTTGAACAAAATTTGTTGAACAAAAGAAAGGTATGATATGAAAGAGGTAAGCAGGCGGGAATTTGTGTTAAACATCTGTAAGTATTTACGTAGTAAGGGGTTGTACAGGTTGAGTGGCAGGGAAGGTGATATAGAGGTAGAGATAAGAGGTTTGTCAGACAAAAAGCAGTTGTCAGACAAAAAGCCTAAAGCGTCGAAGAAGTTGTCAGACAAGTCGAGTTTGTCAGACAAAGTAGAAGAAGGTTTGTCGGACAAAAAAGAAGAGACAGAAGTCTTTCCAGTGCGACCGGAAAACAAATCCCTGACGGAATACGGATGCGGATGTAAGAGGGTAGAAGGGAAAGTCTACTGTCCGAAGCACGGAAGGATGTAAAGAGAATCAGCCGAATAGATGAGTGGTGGCGGCTGAAAAAAAATTTAAATATTTAAACTAAGGGGGCGGAAATGAGTGAAAAAAGTATTTGTAAATATTATAGTTATTCTCAGGGTAGATGTTTTCCTGTAAACGTAAGCAATATGACTGTATACGAAGATTGCGAAGAATGTCCGGTATTAAAAGCTGGGAAAGAATGTGCTAATTTTAAATATTATGGTGATGTATATGGATGTATAGAAAGGGAACCAGCCGAACAAAAGAGTGGTGGTGTTTGAAAAAAAATTTTTAGTTTTTTTGAAAAGAGGTGAACGTGGAGAAGATAATCTGCGGAGATTGTTTGGAAGTATTAAAGGATATGGAATCGGAAAGCGTAAATTGCGTAATGACTTCTCCGCCGTATTGGGCACTTAGAGATTACAAAGTAGAAGGGCAACTCGGATTGGAACCCACGTTCCAAGAATATATCAATAGGCTATGCGACATCTTTGACGAAGTTAAACGGGTTTTGCGTAAAGACGGTACTTGCTGGGTTAATCTCGGCGATACTTATGGAGGAAGTGGAGCGGGAACTGGTGGCAAGGAAGATATAACGGCTTGCAAAGAAAGTTTTTTATTGCCAAAAGGGTGCAATAAGAGTAGCAAATTACGTGGAACAAGTTTGCAAAAATGCCTACTTCAAATCCCATCCAGATTCTCAATAGAAATGTGCGATAGGGGTTGGATATTAAGGAACGAAATAATATGGCACAAACCAAACTGCATGCCAGCAAGCGTTAAGGATAGATTTACGGTAGACTTCGAGAAGATATTCTTCTTTGTGAAGAAAAAGAGGTATTGGTTTGAGACTCAGTATGAACCACACATAACTGGCGATAGAAAAATGATAAATTATAAAGCAAACGTGCCTTCTTCGGTTTCCACAAGAAGACATAACGAGGATAGAATTTATAAAAATAACCCCAAAGGTCGCAACAAACGCTGTGTGTGGAGAATAAACACCAAACCATTCAAGGGTGCTCACTTTGCCGTGTTCCCAGAAGAACTTATAGAAACACCGCTGAAGGCAGGGTGTCCGATAGATGGAACGGTTTTAGACCCGTTTTCTGGTGCGGGTACAACAGGTGTGGTAGCTAAAAAACTCGGAAGAAACTTTATCGGTATTGAGTTAAATCCTGAATATGTGAAGATGTCGGAAGATAGAATAGCCAACACGCAACGCAGTATGTTTTAAATAAATTCGATTTCGACTTGACAACTGAAAAAAGTCAGGTAAACTTTGGATTGGACGTAACGTGGCGTGGTAGCCTGATGGAAACTCTTAAAGCTTGCACAGAGTAAATCGTAAATCGCAAACCAATTGCCGTTGCGTCCAAAAAAAATTCAAAGGAAAGGCATGTGCAATAAAAACAATACAAAAAGATTTGGGGGAATCCTGCCACCGTACCTGAAATTTAGCCATGAAAACATACATAACAACAGACACACATTTTTGCCATGAGAAAGTGAAAGAGTATTGTGGCAGACCAGAAAACTTTGAAGATTTGGTTTGGAACTCTTTTAGAAGTCTAAGGCGAGAACACATCTTAATACACTTAGGCGATGTTTGCTGGTACAACCATAAGAAAATAAATAATAGAATAGGATTGTTGCCTTGCAAAAAGATATTGGTGTTGGGCAACCACGACAAGAAATCCTATAATTGGTACATGAACAACGGTTGGGATTTTGTTTGCGAGACGTTTAGCATGGAACGACATGGTAAGATAGTATTGTTTTCGCATGAGCCTAAAGCGTGGGACGGATACTTTGATATAAACATATGCGGTCATTTACACAATTCGCAACACAGATTAGAAAACGAATTAAAAGGAATAGAACGGCATGGTCAATACGTTTTAAGTCTTGAAGATAACAAATACAAGTTATGGAGTTTAGATAAGATTGTAGGTTGTTTTAAATGAAAGGCAATCACAGCGGAGCTGGGGTTGTTGAAAGGTACCTATTTACCGAAAGAACCCCAAACGATAGTAGAAGGTTTGGCTGAACTATCCAGCATAGGTAGATAGGTCTGGCACAGGCAGGCAATTATAGGTTAAGGGGCTATTTCCGCATAACAGTCACTTAACGAGACTCAGGAGCGGAGACACGTTGCGGATAAGTTTGTCACGCTGGGCAGGGGATAAACCCTGTTGTCTGTGCCAATTAAAATTTAGGAAGTGAAAAATAAAAACACAAATCTTTATTCAAATACATTGTCCCACGTGTGGTGAGTGGGTACTAAGAAAAGATGATTACGAATTTTCGTGTTGTCCGTATTGTGGGGCAGTCGTAGAAACTGATAAAGCCAAGAAAGTATATTATGAGAAAATTATGAAAAATTATATCTGTAAAGGTTGTGGAGAAGAAATTAATCCATATTTTAATAGTACATGCTCTTACTGTGGCACAGAAAATCCTGTTATGACTAAACCAAAGATGCCCAAGATAGAATCAGCATACGGTGAAAGCCCATTAGCGGAATTGTATAAATATTACCAAAGGAACAAACGTATATTTTCATCATATCTAATGAACGAAGGAAAAGATGAGGAGAAAAAGAAGCCAAACTTTCCAAAAGAGATTGGCGGTCTACACGCTTCCAAGATATGGATAGACGAAGCAAGCGGCTTCGACGATTGCATGGGAAAAACTCTTTTTGTCAAATGCCCAAAATGCGGCAAGAAACAACTTTTTTGTGATAATATTTTTTATTATAGGTGCATGAATTGTTATGAGATGTATACCAAAGAGCAATATTATAAGGAGGCTAAAATGCCAGTTGAAGAATTGTATGTAGATTATTTTGTAGATTGTCCCGAATGTGGCAATAGGATTAGGGTAGACGAAGCGATTGTTCGGTCTACTCTTTGGATAACTACGTGTAGGTGCGGTCACGAATTTAGAACGGAGACTGAATTGTTTAAACGGTCAAAACAAAAGGAGAAAAAAATGCTAAAAGTAATTTCAGACGTGTACGAGAAGACAAGCGATGCGGTGTTGGTGGAGAAACATTTTGGAATTTGTCATGGTGTTTTCAATGATAGCAATCCAATGGACGCAATTTTAATCAATGGATTCAAAGAAGAAATTTTAAAGAAAGCGAAAGAGCTTGAGAAAGCGGAGAATGACAAAAAAGTATAAATCCCTGACCAAATACAAATTAGGCGATAAGCAAATTTTCATAGTTGAGAATGACGAACGCAGAAAAAACTTTGATGATTTGGTCGGCAGGAAAGTAATCATAGACGGCGTGAAATATAAATGTTTAGGCGTGGAAAGAAAACTTCACGCACCGCCGTGGGTTGTTGGAGAAAAAATAGGGTTAATGGTAAATGAGAAAAACAAATAGAGAACCATTATTAAGTCTAACAAAAAAAGATTTTAGGGTAGACACTTTTAAGTCTGGCGGAAAAGGCGGTCAACATCAGAATAAAACAAATTCTGGAGTAAGAATAACGCATATAGCAACTGGTATTTCTTACGAATGCAGAGAAGAACGGGAACAAAGCCGAAATAAGAAAAAAGCTTTTAAAAAATTATGTGCTGATAAAAAATTTCTGTTATGGATTAAACAAGAAAGCTTTAAAAAGGAAAACGAAGAGAGAGATAAAGAAAAATATTCTATTACGGAAGAGAATATAATAGTAGAACACAGGGGAAATGGCAAATGGGAAAAGGAGAAGCAATGAAACGGATGCACCCGCAAATTATAGGAGTCTACGTAGTTGTAATGATAGGAGGAATAATACTGATGTGTTGTTTCTTCGGATTCTTGAGTTCACTTTGTAGATAAAAATTTGCATTCCCAAAAAAGTAGTGTATACTTTGTAAAAAGGAGGAAGAAGTGAATAGACGAGAAATGGAAGAAAAAATAGCAAATTTAGCAACAGAAGTTTGCAATCTTAAAACAAAGATGGGTATGGTCAATAATGTTTTACAAAATTTGTTTGGTTCTTTTTATTATTCTGAATCTCGCACATTAGAAGAAATAAAGAAATCCATTCTTCTTTTAGCCGAAACCTTAGGCTACGAGTTCAAGCCAGAAAGCACAAAGAAAGAGCCGGCGAAGTTTGTCAAGAAAGAAACCAAGAAAAATACATGAAACGCTTTCTTATAATAACAGCAATGACAATAGTAAAAGGCTTCCTTGATATTTTAGTTAAGTTGTACCGTTTTTTGGAGGAGAAAAACAATGGCATATAAAAAAGTAGATACAGCTGAAGGGTTCAGGAATATAATTACCTGTACTGATGAAGATGAAATTGAAGAAATAAGAATTACTTTTACAAGAAAAAACAAGTTATTTAAAAAGAAAACACCGCATTCTCTTATATACATAAAAGGTAATGCTGACCTTAGAATAATAATCGAGGACAAGCCCATGTGGGGCAAACCGATAGTGGATGACAATTAAAAAAATAACCAAGTGGCTGAATATGCGTGCCAGAGCATAAAGCACAGAGTGGATAGCTGAAAAGCTATTCGGGCTGGTTGTACAGGTTTATGGGCATAATGCTAAAAAAGCTTTGAGTTGGTCAACTCTTAGCCTCGTAAGAACAGGACAAATCGCATTAAACTAATGATGATGGCTGTATCCTGTTGGAGGTACTCAATCCTTCCGTTCATTAAGACTAAGCATGACGATACTTAGTTGAACGTGGCAGAATAATTCTTGTAAATCGATGGCTTGTGGGTAGTCAGGAATCCCACCTTGGTTAAAAATTTTAGAGTTAAAGTCGACATTGAAGCCGATATTTAGGCAGAGTCAAATCTGTTTAGGTATCGGCTTTTTTTGTTTTAAAAAGGAGGAATTTATGGGAAGCAAAAAGAAAGACAAGCAATTGGGTAAAATTGTTATGTCCGCAACTCAATTAAGAAGAATGGCAAATGAAATACAACAAAGTTATGGGACTAAGGACAATGTTGAGATTAAGGCTGTTCTAAGCTATAGGGGAAAAGGAAATGAAAAAACATTAGGAATAATATATAGAAAAGGAGAAACCATATGAGCACAGAGAAAGAATTAAAAAAATTGGCAGATAAAGAAGCTAAGAGAGTTCGGGAAATGAATTTTAGGATTATAACGTATCTTCTATATGTAAATCCAAGAGGGAAAAGATATAATTATAGAATTGGAAGCAGATTATGTTTAAACGAAAATATGAAGGAATTTGAAAAATCGATAGAAGAAGAAAACAGTTTTCTGTTTGAAACTATGGAAGATGTTTCCAAAGATTTGGTAAAGAAAAGAACTAAATGGCACATTTTATATAAAAAATTTAAGTATAACAAAATCGTTAAAAAGTTCAGAAACTCTAAAGATATTCCAAAGAGTGCACATATTTTAATTTTTATTGATATGTACGAAAACATCACTTGTGTTTGGTTGAAACAAAAAAACGGAGTTCGTAAGTTAAATTGTAGGCAATGGGAAAGTTTGATAAAAAAAATAAAAAAAGGCAAAGGCGAGAATTTAATATACATCAAAGGCAACGACAAAAAAAGCGTAATTAAAAAAGGGATACTTAAAGCTAAAGAATTTGAAAGAAAATTAAAGGAGAAAAATGAACAAAGTAAAAATCAAGTCAGTAGAGATTGAAGTTGGCAAAAAGAAGTTCAATTTAACAGTTGAAGAAGCAAAGAAGCTGAAGAATGTTTTAGACGAACTTTTTGGTAAAGAGATTATCAGAGAGGTAAAAGAAATCCACCACCATGACGGGCATTCGCATCCGTGGTATTGGTATCCGCCATGTAGTACTACTACGCTTGAAATTCCACCGCCAACAGTTTATTTCGATAGCGGTTCAGTCGGATATGAAAATTATGCACTTAAAATAACATGCTAAGGAGGAAAAATGGTACTAACATCACCAAACTTAAAACCAGAAAGCGTTCTAATAACCGAAGAAAGCGACAGAGCGTTTGGCAGAGCGTTAATTACAGGAGTTTCAGGATTTGTGGGCAGGCATTTAGTTGAATTTCTTCAACGTGAACATCCTGAAATAGAAATTCATGGGCTTGTTAGGTACAGGTCAAATGTAGAAAAACTTGATGGGATAAACTTGCATTATGGCGACCTTAACGATTTTTCGTCATTGTCATGTTTGATTGCGGAAACAAGACCTGATTGCATCTACCACCTTGCGGCGATGAGTTACGTCGACCAGAGTTTTAAGGCTCCAGCGGATACATTAAAGACGAATATTATCGGCACATGTAATCTTTTGGAATCCGTGAAATGTCTTAAATCGGATTTAGGATATGACCCAGTAATAGCAATAATCTCATCAAGCGAAGTGTATGGGCAGGTAAAAGAAGATGAGTTGCCGATAAATGAAATGAATCAATTTAGACCTGCTTCGCCATATGCCGTGAGTAAGGTCGGAGAGGATATGTGTGCCCTTCAGTACCACCTATCTTGGGGCTTAAAAACCTTGCGTAGCAGGGCGTTTACTCATTCGGGTTCGGGCAGAGGGGAGCAATTCTGCCTATCAAGTTTCGCCAAACAAATAGCAGAAATAGAAAAAGGCAAACGAGAATTTATTTCGGTAGGCAATTTAGATTCCGTAAGAACACTTTGCGATGTAAGAGATATGGTAAGAGCGTACTGGCTTATGGTAACGAAATGCGAATATGGTCATGTTTACAATATCGGTGGCGATGAACATATGACGGTAGGCGAAGCGTTAGATGTTCTTCGTGGTATGTCAACAAAAGACATAGAAGTTAGAGTAGACCCGAAACGATTAAGACCGTCTGACGTTACTTTACAGTTACCAGACAGTTCAAAGTTCCGAGAAAAGACAGGCTGGAAACCTGAATATTCTGCTAAAGAGATGATGGAAAGCATCTTAAACTTTTGGAGAGAACGAGTATGATTAAGTTGATACGTGGAGATTGTTTGGAAGAAATGAAGAAGATGCCGGATAAGAGTATAGACATGATTTTAACTGACCCTCCGTATGGAATATCTTTCAAGTCCCACAGACAAACTTATCAAAAAGCAATAAAAAATGACGGCTTTGATGAATGGATTTTGCTATTACCAAACATGTTAAAAGAGTTTAAGCGTTTATTAACTGATACTGGTTGTTGTTGTTGTTGTTGTTGTGGTGGTGGAAAAACTCCAGTAACAGCAATTTTCACTATTGAATCACTTAAATATTTTAATCTCATACAAACTTTAGTTTGGAAAAAGTTTATTGGATTAGGTTGGAAATATAGACCGAGTTATGAAAATATAGTTGTATTAAGTAAAGATTCCAAAAACTATAATTTTTATGATACAAGCAAAAAATGTTCAAATGTTATAGAAGGTATAAACCAAAAAATACCAAGAAAAGGCGAGCATCCTACCGTTAAACCAATTAAATTGATGGAAAAATTGATTGAAATACATTCTATACAAAACATGACAATCCTTGACCCCTTCATGGGAAGTGGTACTACTGGAATTGCATGCAAAAAGTTAAACCGTAATTTTATAGGCATAGAAATTGATAAAGATTATTTTAAATTGGCAGAACAACGAATAAAAAATACAAGTTTGAGGTTGTTATGATTAAAGAAGAACGTATAAAAATATCCAAACTTAAAGATTCAAACGGCAATCCTTTTTCAGTAATTCAGGCACAGACATTTAGCGAAGACCAATGGGTTACTATACTTAAAACCGCACAGAAAGAAATTAACCGAGCTTGTAATGGAGATTTAAAGTTTACGTCAGATTATTGGCTGAAAAAGTTAAGTCTTTATAACTCAATGTTCAGGATACAAGCTATGGTAAGAAACGCTAAACTTTATGGCGACCTTCCACCGATAGATGTTATTTATGGGTACAAAGATATAGACGGGTATGTTTTGGTAGACGGTCGTCATAGATGTTGGGCTTATGTTTTATGTGGCAGGGAAGAAATAAATGCAAGAGTTACTTACAGAAAAGGTTATAAAGGAGATTGAAATGTATGCGTATGAATTTATGGATTTTCTCGATTACATTTTTTCAATGAAATCTTCAAAAGACCGTATGTTTGCTATATGTTTAATGTCTGGAATGACGCAACAAGAAGTAGCGATTATGGCGAATTGCACACAACCTTATGTATGCAAAAGACTTAAAAAAATAAAAAGTAGTTATAAAAAGAGTGATTTATTTCGTTATAACTATGATAGGTAAAAATATGTTTATCAAAAGTATTTATGAAATTAACGTAAAAAAGATTTCTTCGTTGCTATCAAAAGATTTGCACATGCGTGAAGATTTGCAACAGGAGATGTTGTTAGAAATATTTAAACAGGGCAGGTATTACGATAAAGAAATTGATAGCTATGTACTTTGGGTGGCAAAAAATAGAGCAATAGATTACATAAGAAAGTTTAATAAAAAAGAAATACCTTACGGTTCCATGAACGACATAGATAATCTATTAAATTCAGAAAAGTGATTTTTAGATGCGTTTTTCACTATAATAATAAAACGCTCACCCCTTTTATGTCGAACTTAATAACACATTTTGAAAAGTATATTCAGAAAGATGAGTTCGATAAAATAAGTAAGAAAGTTCTCGTAAAGTTTTTCATTATATTCATAGATTTTTTTAATAAACAAGGGTATCAAATAATTTATCGAGGCAAAAAATGGGTTTCGAGCCAAAATATAAAGACCATAAATACAAAGACAAGATTATAGAACATTTCGAGAAGGGTACACCTCTATCTAAAATATCATCTTGGTTGTCTGCTTTAGGTCCAGAACACGCAATATCAACATATACACTTAGACATCACAAAAAAAAGTATACTGATAGCAAGCGTAGCGATGATGAACTTGCTAAAGCCAAGAACGAGTTTGGCGATACAACAGACTTAGAATACTATCTAATAGAAACCATAGTTCAGTGTAGAATAAAAAAAGAACAAAAAAACCTTAGAAGCTATGACTATCAGAAATACGACCAGCAAATGCAAATGGCGATAAAACTACTTAACGAACTAAGAAGTTCAGACCAAAGAGGCATGAGTATGGAAGAAGTCTTTACTAAACTTGCGGATAAAGTAAAAACAAATGACGCAAAATGAACTTGAACGAGAAATTATAATACAGTTTCTTGAAACCTTTACAAAGGTAGAGGGTTCGGATTGTAAACTTTATGATTATCAAAAAAAGTTCATAAGGGATTTAAGCACGTTCAGGATAGTCAACAAAGCAAGGCAATTGGGGTTTTCGTTTATACTGGCAGGTGAAGGGCTTGTGGAATCTATTATGAATCCAGAAGCCGTAATTCTGTTTATATCAACTTCGGAAAACTCCGCTAAGCGTGTGCTTGACTATTGCAAACAAATTTATCATTCGATACCTGTTGGAATAAGACCGAAGACGTTTAAAAATTCTCAAACAGAACTACAATTTTTGGGTAAAGATAGAAAACCAGCTGGTCATTTAGTATCATTGCCAAATAATGCCTCAACTTGTCGTGGTTTTAATGCCAACCGAATTTATATAGACGAAGCGGCACATTTCAAAGAAGAAGATAAACTTTTTCGTGCGATACAACCGTCAATTTCTCGTGGAGGCAAGATGACGGTATCGTCGACTCCGCTTGGGCGTGGAAATACCTTCTACGATATTTGGGCTAACAATAAAGAGTACAGCAAACACCTTGTACCATATACTTTATGTCCAGACCCAGTTTATCAAAAACGCATAAAAGATATGCAATTGACTATGGACGAACTGTCGTTTGCTCAAGAATTTTTATGCGAGTTTAGAGAAGACGCATACGCATATTTTCCAGAAAAAATACTTGCACCATGTATAGATAACGAGTTAGGTCAATACTTTCAGATTAAACGTCAAGGTGTTGTCCATATGGGTATAGATTGGGCAAAGAAAGAAGATTCAACAGCAGTTGTAGTTGTAGAACATCTTGATAAAGATAAACTTTGCATAGTTAGACGTATAGAATTTTACAAAAGAATGCCATACGAAAAGCAGTTAAGCCATGTCTACGAAATTTGCAGAGAACTTGAAGTAGAAAAAATATTCTGCGACCAGACAGGTGTTGGCGAGAAACTTTACGAAGATTTGGTAAACAATTCAGGGGTTTTAGTAGAAGGTATAAATTTCACAGTTGCGACCAAAGAACTTTTGATAACAAAGTTACGCCAACTTTTCGAGGGCGAATCTATACGCATACCACGCCATAAAGAACTTATAACACAACTAAGAAGTCTTGAACGAACTTATACCGAGCAAGGTAACGTGCGATTTAGGCATGTAAGCAACGAACACGATGATGCGGTCTGGGGTTTGGCAATGGCGGCATCGGAGTTCAAAAAAGCAGGAAGAGACTTTGCGTTTAAGTTAGGTCCAGAACGTGAATCCGTGAAAATGTACGACAAAGACGAAAACGAAGATATGGCAAAAATAAGAAAACTTTTTTAAGGGAGGAAGTAGTGGGGTTTTTAGACAGATTTAAAAAAACTAAACCAGACGTTACGAAATACGCTGACGGTGTTGAAGTTAGAGAAAAACCTAATGTACGTGAATATGGCGTGCAAGGTAATCTCACTGCGAATTGGAATAAGTTTCTTGGTTTGGGAGACGCATTAAATCCAGACGAAATAGGCATACAGACTTATAAGGAAATGATGCAAGATGCCGAAGTTCGTGTTGGGTTTAATTTTATTCGGAACAGTATATTATCAAGAAAATGGAAAGTATCATACCCTGAAAAAAACTCAAACAAAGACACTTTAAATATTTTAGAATTTATTAAATTTTCTTTTGGAAACATAGATGATAATGCTCAATTTGAAAGGTCGCTTGGTAAACTTTTATACGCTATCCCTTATGGGTTCTCTGTAATAGAAATTGTTTGGAAAATTATTAAAGGTGGTAAGTTTTCTGGAAAGATAGGAATAAAGAAACTTAAAGATTTAGACCCAGAAAACATAGAATTTGAAACAAACAAGTTTGGAGATATAGAAAAAATAGTTCAGAAAACTGGAGACAATGACAAAATTACAATCCCGCTTGAAAAAGCTATTGTCTACACCCCAGATAAAGAGTTTGGTAACCATTATGGAGTTTCGAGGTTAAGGTCGGTACATAAAAACTGGTTTGTAAAAAAAGTTGTTATAAAGTTCTGGAATATAGCTTTAGAACGATTTGGTATGCCTATTCTCGTTGGAACAGTTCCTTCCAAGAATGAGTTAGACAAAATGCTTACCTTGCTTGACGATGTGCAAACAAGGTCGTCTGTTGCCAAAACAGATGGTTGGGAAATTGACGCATTAGAAACTGGCGTTGGTCGTTCCGCTGGTGGAGACTATAAATCCGCTTTAGAATACCATAACTCACAGATATTAAGAGGAATGTTGGTCCCACCACTCCTCATAACAAGTCAAGGCGGTGGAGGTAGTTACGCTCTTTCAAACACACAATTTGGATTATTCCAGACAATGCTAAAGTGTCTTGAAATAGATGTTGGCAATATAGTCGAAGAAAAGATTATCAAACCGTTGGTTATTTATAATTTTGGTGTACAGGACGTTTATCCACAGTTTGTTTTTGAACCTATGACAAAAGAAGATTTACTTAATTTAAGTAAGATATTCGCATTGCTTGTCAAGAACGGAGTGGTTGGTAATGACGAACAGTGGATGCGAGATATGATGGGCGTTCCCCATAGAGATGTTGCGGAAGTTACACGAGATACTATTAAGGACAAGACTAAAGAAAAAGGTACTACCAAACCACTGCCTATCCCGGGAGCAACCGGAACTAAAGGAACACAACAGGTTAAGGTCGGAAAGACACCAACGACAGGCGGAAAAATTTCAGGCGTAAAAGGAGGGGTTAAGACACCAGTATGATGAAAAAAAATATATTTAATGATTTAGGAACTTATTATGTTGAATGGCTTAAAGAAGAACGTCCTTTAATAGACTTGTTAATAGATGGCATTTACTGTAAACACGAACGTAATTATGTTCATTATCATAATAACTATCGTAATCAGTTGAAGGGTTTGCTATACGACTTTGAAAATGAAAGATTTGTTATTGAACGTGAACGTAACAATCGTCTTGTAAAAATACTTGAAAGCACTGGTGAGCTTTACCCAATAGCAGTTTATGATTATGAAAACGGATTCATGTGCGTAGACGGACATCACAGAATAATGGCACATTTAACATGTAAATATGATTATATCCCAGCCATAATCTATAAAGATTGCCATGAAGCAGGTCAGGCAAAAGCTAACGCTATAAATACAGACTATTATAAAGACCTCATGGAGATAGATAAGGAGATAGGTGCATGAGACCATCTATCGAAGCGGCAAAAAAATATTTTAAAGACAAACCCATAATTTGTGCAGAATTAGGAGTATCAGTTGGAGATAATGCGTTAGATATGCTAACCAACTATCCAGAGATACAAAAAATACATCTTGTAGACAATTATTTTGGAATAAATGCACGATGCCAACACGTCGCAAAAGAAAAACTAAAAAAATTTAACGATAAAATAGTTTGGCATTATGCGACTACAGTAGAGGCGGCTAAACAAATAAAAGATGAAAGTGTAGATTTTGTATATGTAGATGATGGTCATGCGGATTTTGAAGTAGAACAGGATATACGGTCATGGTTTCCCAAAATAAAAAAAGATGGAATGATGGGTGGACATGATTTTAATATAAACGGAAGAATGAGTGGAATAGAGAAATCATGCAGAAAAATGTTTGCTGAAATAAATTTACCATTAAGTATTGTTTTGACATTTTCAGACCCAAGAGAAAAAAGACCATGTGATGATAGACATACACGAAAGGTGAGATGCCCAATATTGTCAGATTGGTGGGTTTATAAGATAGAAACCACATATCCTTATATTTTAAATGGTATTCTACAAAAACAGGAACAAGACGATATTCCAATTCCAGAACCAAAAATTCATAAGGAGAATTAAGATGCGTAAGAAATTAAATTATGCAGAAAAGGATAAGAAAGAATTAAAGAATGATACCGTTCACATAACATTCAGCATGACAAAGAAAAACATTAAAGATGTGGAAACCGAAGAAGTTGATGATGGTCTTTTACTTAAAGATATACCAGTATTTAAGGCTGGAACGCATAGGGGTACAGAATACACGGAAAAATATATTGATAACGTATTGATAAACCAGTTTGACGTTAAAGAGAATGTTCCAATACAAGCCGACCATTCCGAAAGCTATGTAGACACTTTAGGATATGTTAAAAAACTTGTACGGAAAGGAACCATGCTTTATGCCGATATGTTTCTATTAGATGACAACGCTATTAGCCGATGGAAACGTGGTCTTATGAAGAAATGGTCAGTAGGAATGTATTGGGACGGAAGAGGTCTAAGAGAAATATCTGCCGTAGCGTTCCCTTATATTAAGGAAGCTTCAGTGCTTTCCGAGACCGTAGACTCAAAAAATATAAATCTTGATGCTGAAAACTTAACGGAAGATATTGTTGGAAAAAATGGAACTATAAAATATGACAAAGAAAATGAAGTTTATTTTTTAGACATCAGCGGTAAAGAAAAAGTTTCCGTTTGGACAGAAGAATATATAAACTCACTTCCTGACTCGGCTTTCGCACTTGTTAAAGAAACAGTCAAAGACAAGGCACGAGACAGAGCATTGCCCTACAAAGATAAAGAAGGAAACATTGATAAAGATAACGCTAAAAACTCGTTATCACAAATCAACGAGATGAAAGATTTTTCATCTGAACAAATGGCGAAAGCTAAAATTACTTTAAACTATGCCATAGAAGGCAATAATAAAGTTAATAAGGAAGAAGGAGATAATGATATGGACGAAGTAAAATTGAATGAACTTGCTGACTTGAAAGCAAAAGAGATGTTGAAGGAAGCTTCAGAAAATGAAGAGAAGCTTAACGAACAGATTAAAGAGAAAGACGCTAAACTCGCGGAAGCTGTACAGGAAAAAGAAAAGTTGGAAAAACAGCTCGACTTATCTGAAGTTAGAGAAACCGTAACCAAACTTAAAGAAGACGGCAAAATAACACCTGCCGAAGAAGCGAGTGTAGTAGATTTCATGACAGGTCTTTCTAAAGAACAGAGAGTAAAGTATGCCGAAATGCTTAAAAAGACTGATTCTAAAGTTAATTTAGAGGAAAGTGGAACACAGCATTCTAAAAAAGACGAGAAAGACGAGTTCAAAATGGATTTCGACGAAATGGAAGCTGATGAGATTGAAAAAGTAGTCGGAAAATACGCAGAGAAAGAAGGTATTCCTGTAGATGATGCCCGTGACGTACTCTACGAGAAGAACACTGCGAAAAAATAAGACAACAGTCTTAAAATACAATTGGGAAACCAATTATAGATATAAATTGAGGAGAAAAAGATGGCTTTAACAGAAACATATGCCGGAAATATAGTGGTGGTCGCCAGTCCATTTGAGTTCTCCGCTAAAGCTTCAGGTGCTTTGAACGAAGGCAGAGTTGTACAACTTAACACTGCTGTTACGTTTCTTGAAGAAGGTATACCTTGTGTTGAGCAAGCGTCAGCGAACGCCGCTACTCCCATAGGGTACGTTACTGCCGATTGGGAAGCAAATGATGTTTGTGTTGTTTACACAGGCGGTATTGCAAGACTTGAAGATAGTGGAAGCGGATTATCCGTTGGAGCGAGAGCTATGTGCGACGCTGACGGTAAAATAAAAACATACGCATCAGGAACTGCTGGTGCAATAGTAGGTGTTGCAATGGAAACTATTACTGCTTCGACTTTTGGTCAGGTATTAGTTAATATTTCGCACAACACTGATGTCGCATAAAGGATGGTGATATAAAATGATTAGTTATGAAATTCAAGCTGACCTGCATCCAAAGAAACTAACTGGTATCGCCATCAAGAAAACACAGGGGATGCTTTTTGCTCCTGATTTTCTTCCTGAACGCTTGTACCCCGAATGGTCTGGTTACTACAAATCATACGGTGATATAGCGTTTGGACAGTTGGCTCCAGAAGTTGGTGAAGGCGGATTAGATAGGCTCTTAAATACTAACTATACGGAAAGTTCTTTCACGATGAAAGAATATCGTATAGGAGGTAGGCTTTCAGAAAGAGCTATAAAGTTCTTGATGAACAAGAATTCCAAAGTTGCGGTTGCCTCTGGTAGACAGCTTGTAACTGACGAAATCGAGTTCTTAGCCGAAACGTTAGCACTTCGAGAAGAGTACACCATTCTCAATGCGTTAACAAGCAATGCTCCGTCAGGGAACAAAGTTACAGCTTCCTTTGATTGGAGTGGAACTCAATCAACACCGTTATCAGACTTACGTAATGCTTGTAAGAATATTCTTGCCAACCAGCATACGCAAGGCGATACGCTTATTATAAGTCCTGATACGGAACTTAACTTGATGAACCACGCAGATATTAAGGATATATACAAATATTCTGGTAATACTACGAATCTAACCGCAAAGATTGCGGAAGGAAGAAGTAGAGCTATCCCGAATGTAGCAGGATTAGATGTATATGTTTCTGCGGCTGTTAAAACAGCCAATACTGCGGCGGGTCTTCTGTCAGGTGCGACCGAAACAGCTCTTGTAGGCGATGATTATGCTATCGTTTGTAAGAGAGGTACAAGTCTCGGTTACACTTACGTAGCGGAACCGCTTGAAGTTAGGCGTTGGGCTGAAGAAGAGAGACGTTCTGTGCGAGTACAATTGTTCAAGACGTTCATTCCTGTAGTATTTAGGGTGAATCAGATTGCTACGATTGTGTCTGTATAGTACGTAAATAAATCAGTGTGGGGAGTGATGGTTTGTAACCGTTGCTTCCCACACAAACTAAAAGGAGTAAAAAATGGCTCAAGTAGACCCAAGAAATCTTAGCGTTGTAGAACTAAAGTCTTTGATTTTAGACGAACAGGACAAATCGGAACTTGCTGGGAGGAACGCACAAATTTTAAGAGCGGAACTTCAAGGCAGAACAAAAGTAACGAACATGGTAGAAAAAGCCGAGGAAGTTAACGGCGTAGAAGAAAAACCAGTTGACCCAGAAAAGCCAGTAGAACCCATATCAGAAGAACCCAAACAATAAGGATTAGTCTATGAGGTGTCCGCATGATGGTAGCACGCTTTACAAATTAGGCATAAGCTTATGTTGCAAAAGGTGTGAATACAAAATAATCCAGCCAAACAAAAAATGGGTTCCTGAACTTCATTGGAAAAAAAGTTTTCCCGCAGATTACGCTTGGAGTTTGTTCGACACCACAAACGCTACAATCTCTGGTGATACCGCAACAATTTCAATAGGCGAAACTCAAGCTATTTTAATAAGCCCTCAATTTACGAATTTGACACGTTCAAATACGCAGTTGAGGGATTTTACTAAAATAAAGATAGACAAAACAACTGGTTCTTTAAATGACGGTAAAATATCTCTTTCTGCATCGAACGACGGTGGCACAGTTTGGACACGCATTAAAGATAATGGGCATATCTACGAACTTAACTATGGCAATGAATGTGCTTGCGGTGGCACAAAACAATCCAAATACAACGATTTAAGGGTACGAATAATACTTAAACGCCCATCAATTTCGGACACCTCACCATCAATTTCTCTATTCAATATTTCATACAATCACATTCCAGATGACGGTAGGAGGGTTTATTAGTGAAAGGCAAATTCAAACAAACAGTATTTTACGGAGCGGACAATAAAAAAATAACACCAGAAGGTCTGGAAGAAAAAGAACTCACAGAGATAGTTGAGAACTCTTATTTCTTTGGGCAGTTTATGGCTTACTACATGGTGTTGTTATTAGTAAAAAAGATAGGCGTTGAACAGGCACTCAAGTTTGCGGATAAAAAGTTTCAGGATATAGGATTTGCGAATGAAGAATTTATAATTCAAGCCGAAAAAGCAGAAAAAAATGTGAAACAGTACTATACAGATACTATGGAAGGGAAAACATCTAAGATAAAATAAGGGGCATTCAATGGTTGATGAAAAAGGCAATAGGGTAACAATAGAATGGTTTAGGTTAATAACACCTGTTTTGGTTACTGTTAGTATCTTTCTTTTGGGAAGTATAAATTTCAAAGTAAACAGTATTGACACAAAACTATTCCAGCATTTGACCAACCATGAACTTCATTATCCACGTTCACTTATAGTAAGTGACGCAGTTTTTAAAGAACATAATAGAGTTAGCGAAGAACGATATAAAAACATGGAAAAGAATTTAGACAAGTTTGAATTAAGGATTTTACGGGCGATAGAAAATAAATAGCGTCCCCAGACGTGTGTCGTGCCCACACACGATACCTTTGCGATAGCGAAAGGTTTTCTGGGGACGGTAAATCGGGAGAGTTATGGAAAACATAGAAATGCTTCAGAAAGAATTGGATTCAAAGCAAGCGGAAGAAACAAAACTGGTTAACGAAATAAAAGAATCCGAACGAACTCTATTGAACAGCAACAAATCTTTAAAAGAATATCAAAACATACAAGACAAGATAAACAATGTAACTTTGTCGAATCAAAGAAGCAGAGAACTTTTAAAGTCCATCAAAGGCAAAATAGAAAACGTAGACAATCTGATAGGCACAGATACATTTAAAAGTTTAAACGAAAAACTTGAAGGGTTACATGCTGAATCTGGCAAGATTAAAGTGAAAATAGATGAAACCAATTATGAACTTACGATAAAATCTCAAGAACAGCGTAAAATACACGAAATGAAACGCAAGATAGAAGAACAGGAAAAGCGTAATTCTGGATTGAAAGAAAAACTCAATTCACTCAAAGCGAATAAATAAGGATACAAAATGTCAACAATCACACCTGATATAACAAGACTTTTATATACAATAGCTGTAGCCAGTGGTAGTGGCGGAACTGCGTTACCATCAGATATGGCAAACGAAATATTACAGATTATAGTTGTTCCACCTTTATCTACAGACACGTATAAAGTTTACATGAGAGATACATTAGACAGTATAGAAACTTTCAGGAGAGATGATGAAATTGTAGGAACTTTTAACGAGATATTTGCACCAGTTATACCTATATGCGGTAAATATGAATTTTATATTACAAACGCCTCAAGTGATGGCAACTACAAATTGAGGATAATATACAGATGAGCGAAGCAGGGGTAAACAAAACTTTTAATTATGAATGGGACGATACCTTAAAGAAGTGGATTAAACAAGTATCATCTTCAACGGGTACAACTCAAGTAAACATTGAAAATGTTACTCCAGTAAATGGTAGGTTGCCGGTAGATACAGAACTTACAATATCAGGTGATGTAATAGTTGATAGAGTAAATATACAGAGTATTCCTTTAACAGAAGTATATCCAAGTGGCACATACGCACAACTTTTAACTTCTGATGATTTAGTTACTACAATCCAATACCATGAAAGCGATGCTATTTTTGGAAGCAACTCTACGATAAGTGGAATAACGTATAGTTCTGTTACTTTAGGCACGACAGCATACGAAACTTTTGCAAGTGGTACAAATACATTGGTTATTACAAGGGGATTATAAATGATTTCAGAACATCTTAAAGAACATGAAATCTTAGGTATAAAAGGAAACACCGATTCACGCTACGTCAACATCTCCGGAGATACAATGACCGGACCGCTTATTGTTCAGGGAGCTATAACTGGCACATCTCTAACAGACGGCACAGCAACACTATCTTCTGGCAACCTAACCGGCATGGGAAACATCACAGGCGATGATGTAGATTTATCACTTGGCACAGGCAATATAACCACATCAGGTTTAGCGACCGTAGACGACATACTTCTCCCAAATGGCGGAACAGTAGGCACCGCAACCTACAAATGGCTCTTTGACGAGACTAATGGGGATATAACGGCTACCGGCAACGTCGGCATAGGGACGACGAGTCCTGAATATATACTTGATATAAATGGTGGGACTAATGACAATGATTCTACAATTAGAATAGGTAATTCTGATGATACTACGATACTTTGGATAGCTGGAACAAGGGGGGCTTATGGATATAATAGAAGTGCTAATTTATTTACATTACAGGCAGGTGTTGGGAAAAGTTTAACTTTTAACACTGGTGCATCTACATTTGGAAATAATGAAAGAATGAGAATAACAAGTGACGGCAACGTCGGCATAGGCGAGACAGACCCCGAAACCCTAACCGAATGGAGTTCTACAGTTCCATACCTAACGCTACACAATACCACAGAGGAGGACACAGATTACGGCAGGGAAAGCCGAATCATCGCAAAAGGCGAGCAAAGTGGGACAGAAGAAACCACTCTCGGCTATCTTGAATTTGCCCACGACGGGACTGGAGATGACCAGAAAGGCATATTCACGCTTGCTTTGAACGACGGCACAGACGGAGACACGCCGACAGCAGTGATGACGGTAGATAGTGCGGGCAACGTCGGCATAGGTACGACGGCGCCTGGGGCGAATTTAGAAGTGGGCGGTAGCGCAAATGAGAAGTTGAGGTTAGTTGATACAAATAGTGATGGAAATCCATTTTTAAGTTTTTACCAATCAACTGCTGAGAGGGCTAGGATACAGTATTTAGACAGTGGAGACCAAATGTATTTTTATAGTCAAAAGAAATTTTCATTTCGTCCGCAGAATGTAGAAGCAATGGTAATTGATGATGGCGGCAACGTCGGCATAGGCGATACGAGCCCATCCACGCTAACCGAATGGAGTTCCACAGTTCCTTACTTAACTCTGCACAACACCACCGAGGAAGATACCGACTACGGCAGGGAAAGCAGAATCATCGCAAAAGGCGAGCAAAGTGGGACAGAAGAAACCACTCTCGGCTATCTTGAATTTGCCCACGACGGGACTGGAGATGATGAAAAAGGTATATTCACACTTAAACTGAACGACGGCACGGACGGAGATACACCAACAAGCGTGGTAACGGTAGACAGTGCGGGCAACGTCGGCATCGGGACGACGGGACCGGGGGCACCATTGCATATAAATTCAACAAGCGGAGAGAGTATAGCCCTTCTCATTTTAGAATCGGATGTATCAGGGGGGGGATATAATGAAATTCAATCAAAGGTTGTCGGGGGATTAAATTTTGGCGGCATACGTTTTTATGCAGAATCAGGTGCCTATGATTCTTCTATAAGATTTGTTACTCAAACGGCTAGTGATAGCCTAACAGAACAGATGGTTATTCAACATGACGGCAACGTCGGCATAGGCGTAACCGACCCAGACACTAAACTTGAAATTCTAAACGGCGGAACTCAGGCTAAACTATCATATGACGCTACAAACTACATCACATTAGCCACTCAATCTGACGGTGATTTGACCATTGATAGTAATAAGACGAGTTATGTTTTGGATTTGGGCGATGGCACAATCGAAACTACTGGAGCTGATTGGGTAAAGGACACTCATATAGATTGGGGAACTGGAGCAAATCAAGTCAGTGCGGCAGATGTTCCGGTAACAATTCTAAGCGGGGCTACTTACGACGATATTCAGAATTTTATTGACACAACACAATCAGCAGGAATAATATCTGGCGGTGAGGTTACGGTAAATTCTCCCGAAGATGGCATGGTCGACGTAGCCGCTGGAACAGGAATGATTCGTTCAGCCGATACAACTACAAGTCCGCTTTTATTCTTCGATTGGGATGCTACGGAAAATGTGGAATTAACCGATAATGTTTTAAATTATATCATAATGAATTATCACGCCACTACTCCATTCGTTTCAGTAATAACTTCTCTTGAGGATTATGATAAAAACACTCAAATACCCATTGATATAGTGTTTCGTAAGGGCGATGAAGTAGAAATAGACGGAAGTGCTGGTATGTTTCTGCCTAACTATAAACAGAATATGTGGCATAGGTTGATACATCGAGGGATAGAACAGATAAATGGTACAGCTCTTGTTGCTGAAAGCGGGACAAGGTACCTGACCATAACGGAAGGTATTTATTATTATTGGGTAGAATCTGTTGTTGACGCAATAGACACAACGGGAGCAGGAAGATTTAAACCAGTATATCGTGACGGAGGGACGGGTTGGACTTACGGTGCCGAGGCACAACAATTTTCCAATATTCTCTATGATGACGGAGATGGAACACCTGGCGATATTGGAGTAGCGAAATATGCCACATACTACGTTTACCAGTGTCTTGAGGGAGATATGTATATCCAATATGGTCAAGGACAGAATAACACACTCACGATAGCACAGAATGAAGATATACCGTCACCTCCAAATTATCTCGATAAGTGGGCTACGTTAAGGGCTAAAATAATAATCCTAAATGGTGCAACAAACGCTACATCAATAAGCAACTATTCATCAACCGCATTTACTTCATACGCCGCTGGAGTGCATAGCGAATTGACTGGGTTAGCATGGACTTCTTCGGGGCATACAGGTACAGCAACAAGATTAGCAGGGTTTGAAGGTGCAGGTGCGGCATCAGAATACACTATGAGTGGAACTGGTACTGAAATTCCAACTACAGTCTCTCCGACATTCACGACACCTAATCTTGGAACACCATCGGCATTAGTCGGAACAAATATTTCTGGTACTGGTGCGAACTTTACAGCAGGTACAGTATCCACAATTACAGGCTTAGCCCCCGACACACAGAACACTTACGCTCGAACACAATATTTAATACCTTACGCTTCATCAACGACAGCTTTTGGCGAGATAGCCATAGGCACTGACGGTCAAGTTTTGACTTCAGGCGGTGCGGGAGTTGCGCCTAGTTTTGAAGACGCGGCAGGTGGTTCAACTGCAACACGAGAAGAAGTCAACTCATTACTCAATGCTTACCGAATAGCGGTAAATGGGTCTTTGGTAAAGTTTAATCTTATGGACGGTATCATGGACGAGTTTGAGGACGAAAGCGGCGTAGATACTGGCACATCTACAAACGAAGACTATGACAGTTCAAATGATTTATACAGTCCTGATGTAGTAGAGACGAAATCTATCAGTCAAGAGACCAGCAATGACTATGTTCAACAAGGTGATGTTGGCGGGCAAGAACGTAGAAATGCACAAAGTTTTACGCTATCTGCGCAGAAAACCATTGATGCTATTGGCATAGAATTGGATGCAAATTCGGGTTCCCCGTCAGGTGATGTTACGATACGAATAGAAACTGACAGTTCTAACGTGCCATCAGGCACTTTGGCGAATGTAAATGCCACAAAAGCAGTAACTGTCACAGCGAGTCAATGGAACAAGTTTTCCTTTGATACTCCTTTTTCGTTATCTTCCGGAACGTATTGGATAGTTTTCACTTGTGCAGACCAATCAAACAATGCTTATTGGACTTGGAAAACAAGCACATCAAGCTTATACGCTGGCGGTAACATGGCATATTCTACAGATGGCGGAAGCTCTTGGACTGCTTTAGGAACATACGACCAGACATTCCGAGTTTACACAGACGAACCCGGCAACATGACGCTTGTATCAAATTCTACCGAAGCTGAAGCGAATCCTGACACGGTGAGAATCGTAGTCTTTGAAGAAGACGTTGACGCTATTACTGAAAATACCGACTTGAAAGCCTACGCCTCAAGGGACAACGGAGGAAATTGGGTACAGGCAACCTTAACTGACGAAGGCGATTACGAATCAGGACAAAGATTATTGACTGGTGAAGCAGATGTGTCAGGTCAGGCAAGTGATAAAACGGTTAAATGGAAAGTAGAAACCTTAAACGAAAAAGACTGTAAGATACATGGTATAGGATATTTATTAAAATAAAGGAGAAACACATGGAAAAAACATTCGCATTAGTTCCAGACCAAAGCGACAAAACAGAACGAGATGATGTAGCAGTAAAAGTTACTGTCGAAAAAACGTTTGTTGAAGACACTATCAGGACGGCAACCGATATCAAAAATGAAAAAGCCCGACTTTTAACAAAACGTGATGTCATTGACGCAGAAATAGCAGTACTCGACGCTGAACTGGTGTCGTATTACGTTGAGGCGGATAAATACGAAATTGTTCCGGTTGTGATACCGGAGGAAGAACCTGTCGAGGAAATTATTAAATCTTAAATTTTAGGAGGGCATAGGGCATGGCTAATAGCGAAAACACAGGCAAACCAAGAATACTCTTAATCGGAGATTCTGCATCACTCCATACTGGCATGGGAATAGCCGTCAAGGAAATAGCAACACGTCTTTATCGTATGGATAAATACGAAATAAGAACTTTCGGTTGGTTTGCACATACAGCAGAACAACGTGGCGTTAAATGGAATTTTCCATGGCGACAATATACTACTTCAGACCATACAAGATCTTATGGACATCCTCAAGGATACCCTGCTGAACCTAATTGGGAATCGTGTCCAATGGTTAAGGTAATAGACGATTATAAGCCTGATGTTGTTATCGTTATCGGCGATTATTGGATGGCGGACTTCATTTTAGACATGCCGAACAGAAGACAAACTAAGATAATTTGGGAATTTCCAATCGATGGAAAACCTGTCCCCAAGTCATGGATAAAGACTTTCAAAAAAGCCGACATACCGATAGTAATGTCAGAGTTTGCGGAACAAGCAATAAAAGACGTTGATGAATATTTTAAAGTTGAACGCAACCCAAGAGGATTAGATACAAGCATATTCTTTCCACAGACATTAGACAGACCAAAAGATTTTCTAAGAAAGAATTTCATGCCTTCCGCAATAGGCAGATTTGTAGTAGGAGTTTTTAATAGGTTTCAGGACAGAAAACAAATAGGTAGGGCAATAGAAGCATTTAGCAAATTTATTAAGAAATATAAACATGACGATTGTGATTTATATATTCATTGCGACCTTAATGATTCCGCAAGTATCCAACAAGGTAAAACTCTTATAGGCGAAGATGGACTTTTAAAACGATACGGACTTGACGGAAAGATTCTGTTTAATAAAAACATTACAGTTGAACAAGGCATTTCTGCACCAGAACTTGCGGCGACTTATAATTGTTGTGATGTTATTTTGAATACTACACAAGGCGAGGGATGGGGTCTCTCGATTTTGGAAAGTTTAGCTTGTGGCGTTCCAAATATAGCTACAAATTACACTACACCACATGAATTTGCAAAGTCAGGTGGCATAAAACTTATAGACGTTATCACTACAATAACTGGAATGTATAACGTGGAAAGAGCCTTAGCCGATACAGACCACGCCGCTGATTTGCTCGAAGAACTTTACAGGTCGCCATCTACAAGAAAAGATATGGGAATAAAATGTGCTGAATGGGCAAAACAGTTTAATTGGGAAAATAATATACAGAACTGGGTATCGTATATTGAGAGATGTTTAAAGGGTACGGAATATAAAGCTATTTCCAAGACCAAAGAGAGGGTACTCGACCTTGAACCTAACGTAAACATTCAAGGTGCTGTATTCGAGAACACAGGGTTTAGTATAGTTACAAAAAACCTTGCCAAAGCATTAGATGCCGTAGGCGTAAACGTAAGCCTCGAACCAAGAGTTCCACATCTTGCCAAGTTTTTTAAAGTTGAAGACCAAATAACTGAACTCATAAGCAAAGAAAAGAATACCGTATTTGAGTTTATAAACCATATGGGGCAAGAACAACTCGAAAGACTTCCTGCAAGTAAAGCCAAATATAAAATAGCGTATTTCCCGTGGGAACTTACAAATATCAAAAACGAATGGGTAGACGGATTAAATAAATACGCAGACGCAGTATGGTGCAATTCACAGTTTACATCTGATATTTATAAGAACGCAGGTATACAGGAAGATAAACTATTTGTGATTCCAAATGGCAAATGTTTGCCAGAAGTTGAAAGAAACCGAGACGTAGAAGATAAAACATACAAGTTTCTATGTGTAGGAAATCTCGGGGATAAACGCAAGAACGTAGAAACTCTTATCCAATCCTACCTTAGTGAGTTTAGTAGCGATGACGATGTGGAACTTATTTTGAAATCACAGCCAGGTCATCTTGATAGCGACCCTACAGAACTCGTTGAATTTCTATCGAGAACAAAACAAAAAGCTCCTAAAATAACAGTTATTCACGAAGATTACACAGATAAAGCGTTGGCACAGCTTATGGCAGATTGCGATTGTTTTGTTACAGCAAGTCATGCTGAAGGATTTTGTGCGCCGATTTTGGAGGCAACTTCAATAGGTATGCCAGTAATAGCACCTATGTATGGCGGGTATTTAGAGTTTGCACAGAATGGTAAGTTTTTTGGCGTTGCAGTAGACATATCAGAAGCAACCAAATCGCCAGTATATTATTACAATTCCAAATGGTCGAATGTTAAGTTTAAAGAACTAATGCGAGTTATGCGTGAAGTCTTTGTAAACAAAGTTTTACCAGATGGTGTTAATTATGTTCCTGACCATACTTGGGAAAACACAGCTACAAAGATGAAAAACGAGCTAAAAAACGTAGCCAAACGTGCTTCACAAAAAAAGGTTAAGATATATTATCATAACTTCGCTTACAACCTTTGGAATAACGACAACAAGCTAAACTTTGTAAGGTATGCACCTTCTAACATAGAGTTCGTAGACGATTTTGAAAGTGCGGATTTGCAAATAATAGACATTACAAGACTTAGCGATAAACACAACATCAAATGTAAAAATTATATAGCTCTGATGCACTGTTTTGGCGAATGGTCTAATGAGAATGCAATGTATTATTCAGATATTTTTGAAAATGCAGTTATGGTTTATTCCCATTTAGATTTAAAGGGCATAATGACAGGTTCGGATAAATGGACAGAGAAAGAGTTTGACAAAAAGATAAACTTTGTTCGTGGACCGTGGGGAGTTGACGAAGACTTGTTTTTTAACATGGGAAACAATCCAAAAGCATATACTATGCTAACAACAGGTGCAGTAGCTCCTACCGAAGCCATAGCAGAATGTTTGTATTCTTGTCAAGCTGTAAAAGGCAAACTTCTTCATGTCGGTCCGAATATGTTTCCAAACGCAGAAGGATATTTGAATACACGCAACCTAACTATACGAGAAATGTGTGCTTCATATTCGTTGAGTTTTTATACGAACTCTATGAGAAGGATTGAAGGATTTGAAAAAACTTTTTCGGAGGGTGTACTTTCAGGGTCTCGTCCGATATGCTTTGATACTCCACTTTATAGGCATTGGTATAAAGACATTCCTTTGTATGTAAAAGAAGGAACTCCCGATGAAGTAATAAAAGAACTTATAGATATATTCAAATCTCCATATAAACCAATAACAGAAGTAGAAAAACAATTTGTAATAGACAATTTCTCTTGGATAAAGGTATCTAAGAATTTCTGGAAAAACTTCAAGAAGATTTGGAGGTCAAAAGATGACAAATCTAATGGACTGGTCTAAAGAAAAGAAAATAGCGTTTTTATCACCATACAACACGCCAAGAGGAAGATTAAATAAAGAGATAGTAAACGGAATTACTGGAGTGCCGTTTACATTTAAAGAAGAAGGTGCGGACTTTTATTGGTATCACGATATTAAGAACTTACCACATGACGAGTTAGTAGAAATATTTAATCAATATGATATTTGGATTTATCCAGTATATCCTGAATATTTCGATATGGTTATAAATATTCGTGATGAATATAAGGGTAAAATAATTGGCGTAACTGATATTCAAACACATCAATTAAGTTATTGGAATTTACCTGACCTATCAAAGTTTGTATCTGCCGTTAATTGTTATGACGCAATAATGGCAACTAACCAAGACGAAGTAGAGACTTTCAGAGGGTGTCTTAAAGATAAGAAGAAAATAGAATACACAGGTTGGAGTTTGTATCCTAACGAAATTCACACTAAATATTTTAGACCTAAAGAACAAAGGGACAAGAATTTGGTAAGCGTAGGCATATCAAACCCAGGCGATTTCAATAGAGATATATTAACAAACCTTACAGTCTACAATGAACTCAAAAAACTTAAACCTGAAATAAAAGGGTTTATGTATTATGTAACACCAAACAAAGTTTCAGGGCTAAGGGAAATTGTAACAAAAATTGGGTGCAAAGATTTCGCTTTGGTTACAGAACTTCCTTACGATGTTTCAATGGACTATCTGTCAAAAGCATATTTAGCGATACATATGTATACATTTAAAGTTGTAGGAAGATTAGCTCAAGATTGTGCGGCTTTAGGTGTGCCTATGGTAGGAACAATAGCTAACCTTCCGAATAGGTTATGTTTCCCAGATACCAGCGTGTTCGATTATGACGTAAAAAGTGCCGTAAAATTAGCCTATGACCTTTTAAATGACGAAGGACTTTACGACCACGTATCAGATAAAGCAAGACAAACAGCATATTCTTTTTATGGATTAGAAGCTACAAGAGACAGAATTTTAAAACTTTTACAGCAGAACAACTTAGCATAAAGGGGCATACATGATTAAAGACCAGTTGCTGGAAATCTTTGATAGGCACATGGCAGTTTTTTATGATTTTTACTTCTCGGAAAGTAATCTAAATTTAATAACAAAAGCATCACGTGCGATAGTAGATTGTTTTAAAAGAGATGGGGAAACCATTATTTGTGGTAATGGTGGCAGTGCTTCCGATTCGCAACATTTTGCGGCAGAACTTGTGGGTAGGTTTGAAAAAGAAAGAAAAGCAATCAATGCCATAGCCATCACAACAAACACTTCCATATTGACAGCTATCGGTAACGATTATAGTTTTGACGGTATATTTTCAAGACAGGTAGAAGCGATAGGAACAGACAAAGATGTTCTAATTGGCATTTCAACAAGTGGCAATTCAAAGAATGTTATAAAAGCATTTGATGTAGCTAATGCTAAAGGAATGTTCACAATTTCGCTAACTGGAAATGACGGTGGTAGATTAAAAGAAGTTTCTGATTTAAACTTGAATGTTAATTGCGACAATACTGCTACTATACAAGAGATACATATAACTATAATTCACGCTATTTCAAAGATTGTTGAGGATTTATCATGTTAAATAACGTGCTTTTAAGGGGCGAATTGGGAGACAACCAATCTTGTGGAATAGTAAATATAGGATTGTGTTATGGATTCGAGAAGAATAACGTAAACGTAAGTATTGACCCGAAGTCTTTGTATGCAACTATTCCAAAATTTGCTACAGATAGAATAAGACGCAAACTTATGTTTGATACTGTAATAGAACACGGGTTACCACACCATATGCAAGGATTAGGCAAGAACAGACCGTGGAAACGTGTTGCATTAAACTTTTGGGACAGCGATTTAGTAACAAATGAAGCGGCGGATTGCTTGAACGAGTATGCGGATAAAATCATAGTGCATAGCGAATTTAATAAAAAAGGACTACTGAACGCAGGCGTTGATAAAGAAATTGCGATTGGTGCGGCGGGAGTATTCACAGAACGATACAGAGGTATAGAAAAGAAACCAAAAGACAAGTTTAGGTTTGTATTCACAGGAGTGGCACAGGGAAGAAAGGGCGTACAGGAAGCCATATCAGCGTTTGAAGAAGTTCTTGGCGGCAAGAAAGACGTTGAACTGGTTATTAAAAGCAATTCATGGGGAAAACTATGCGATTATACTGTAAAAAGTGATAATGTCATAAGGATTTACGAAGAATTTCCACGTGGAAAGTTTATTGAGTTTATGACTAATGCGGATTGTTTTGTATGCCCATCTAAGGGTGATGGACTAAACTTCCCCGGGTTAGAAGCTATGGCTTGTGGTTTGCCTTTGGTAATGACAGATTTTGGTGGACCGACAGAATATTGCAATGAAAAAACTGGGTATCCAGTTAAATATGACCTTGTTGATTGTCATTATCTTCCAGGACATCAAGCGGAACCAGACATGGAGCATCTAAAAGAAACTCTACTTCACGTCTACAACAACCAAGAAGAAGCCAGAAACAAAGGCATGTACGGGTATAAATGGGCGCAAGAATATTGGGATTGGGAACATGATTGTAAACGGTTAATTAACGCGTTGGAGGGTACGAATGATTGATTTAAAAGAGTTTAATTATGATGCAGACGGTAAAGTGAAGCTTCATTTGGGGTGTGGAAATCAAGACTATCACGATAATGGATTTATAAATGTAGACATAAGACCGCTTTCACACGTAGATATAATTACTGATTTGAATAAAGATATTGATTTGCTTGACAATTCTGTTGATGAAATAGTTGCTTATAGCGTTTTAGAACATTTTCCTATGGGGGATTTACATGGTGACGACCCATTTGCAAATTCAATCAGAATATTAAAAGAATGGAAACGTATACTAAAAGACAGAGGTACTATAACTTGCAAAGTTCCAAACATGTTCGCTCTTTGTAATGATTATGTTAGAGGAAAAATAGACGTTTTGGAGTTCTTCCGCTATGTTTACGGAGCGCAGAATTATCCTGCCAATGTGCATCTTGCAGGATTTGATAAAGTAGTTTTTTCAATGATTGCTGAATTAGTCGGGTTTAAACATATGGAATTTTTACATCACGAAAAAGACGAAGATACTTTTAACGAATTAACAGATTGGGAAATGAGAGTGAGGTTCATAAAATAATGAGACCAGCATTAAAAGAAGCTAAAAGATTATTGAGTGGTAAGCAGAATTTGGTTGTTGCAGAGATAGGTGTATTGAGAGGCGAGAACGCAAGAGAGATTTTAAGAGAGTGGAGCGAAGTTGAAAGATTGTATCTCATAGACAATTATTGTTGTGGTATGAATGAATTTGAAACCGCAAAGAAAATTATATATCCATGGGTTAATAGATGCATTTGGATGCTTCAAGATTCAGTTGAGGCGATAAACGACATAGAAGATAATTTGTTGGATTGCGTATATATTGACGGCGACCATTCTTACGAAGGTGTCAAGCGAGATATATTAGCAAGCTGGGCTAAACTAAAGTCTGGCGGAGTTTTATGTGGGCATGATTATTCAACACGTTGGGACAGTCTTGCAGGTGCAGTAAAAGCCGTAGATGAGTTTGTTGCGGAAAACAAATTGGAATTATGGTCAGCGACTACTGGAAGTTCAAGCGATTGGGTGGTGGTTAAATGAGGCTGGCAATAGAAGCTGTAATAAATCATTGTAAAAAAGATATAATCGGTGCTGAAGTTGGCGTTTACGAAGGCGGAAATGCAGTTGATATGTTAAAAAATGATAACATAAAAAAACTGTATTTAATTGATATAGTAGAATTTCCAAAACTAAAACAAAACATATCGCCTTTTCTTGACAAAATAAATTTGATGATACCTATGTCTTCCGAAGATGCGTCCAAAAAAATAGCAGATAAAAGTTTAGATTTTGTTTATGTAGACGCAGACCATACTTACGAGAACTGCAAAAACGATTTAAACTTGTGGTGGGGTAAAGTTAAAGATAATGGAATTTTATGCGGTCATGATTTTTCAGTTGAAATGTTAGGAACTGTAAGGGCTATTGTAGAATTTGCAATATCAAATAGATTATTATTAAATCATGTAAATACTTATGACCCTATACAAAAAACTTGTTCAAAAAGTGATTGGTGGATATACAAATGTTAAATAATTTTAAATCGAAAGTTGAGAATAAATAATATGGGAAGAATATTTAAGTTGCCATATCAACCTTATGTTGCAGGACCTAAACCTAACGGTCATAACGAAAGATGCGTAGAAGTTCCTTGGGCGTTATCGGTTATTCCAGACGAAGGCGGCACAATATTAGACGTAGGATATGCTTATGCAGAGGCAAGATGGTTACATCAATTGCTTGAGATGAGTAATCTTGATATTTATGGAGTAGACGTAGCCGACCCTTGCCCAAGACATAATGGTATGCTACAGAAATATGATTTAAAACAAATCAAGCATGATATTAGATTCCCGATGGAAGCTAAGTATAAAGATATGTTTGATGTAGTATTCTGCATTTCAACAATAGAACACCTTGGGTATGATAACGATTGGTATTTTGATAAGAAAGAAACGCCTTATGAATCAACTGCTATTGACGATAAAATAGCTTTAAGAAATATGATGGATGTATTAAAACCCGGAGGAAAACTTGCACTTACAGTTCCTTATGGAAAATACCAAGAGCATAGGCATTTCAGACAGTATGACAGACCGAGATTCGGGGCTTTGATTAAACCGTATAAAATAGACAGATACGATTTGTTCTACTATGACGGAACTGGATGGAGACCCGCTACCGAAGAACAATGTGCAGATAAATATTATGGACATTATGGATTTGTTTCCTCTTCGGCGTTGGCGTGTGTGTTATTAACAAAGTAGGTACTAAATGGTAGACGCAACATACTTCGATAAAGATTATTTCACTAATGGTATTGAAACACACAAGTCGGGTTATGACAAAGATGCTTTCTTGATTAAAAATGACGTGTTCAAACATCAAGCTAACATGCTTAATGAAATTCTTAAATTGAAAGAAAACAACAAATCTGTTTTAGACGTTGGGTGTGCGAGAAACAACTTAGTGTATTACCTTAGAGAATTAGGCATTTTCGCTTACGGTCAGGATATATCAGAATGGACTTATGGGAATAGCCATGCAAAAGATTTTCATTTCTGTGGCAATGTTCAGGATAAGGTTCAGGGCAACAACTTTGACTGCGTAGTTTCGTTTGAAGTCTTTGAACATTTCGACAAACCAGAACAAGCCATAAAAAACATTTATGATTCTATGGTTAAAGGTGGAATACTTTTTTGCACTATTGGCACGGACGCAAGACCTGAAGAAAAGAATATGGACAAATCTCACGTTATGATACGGTCAAGAGATTTCTGGCATAAACTTTTTGTTAAGAACGGATTTGTGGAACGTAAAGATATTTACGACAAATTTTTCTGGCATGATTTAGTTAAACGGTTTAAATGGGACGTATTTTCATATGAAAGAAGTTAAATCGGTTTTTATCCAACAGACGGATAAAGATAAAAGTATATTTATGGATACCTTCAAGGTAATGGTTAAAGAGCATCCTAATATACTTGTTTATCATGGCGGTCCGGTAGTCGAAGAAATTAAAGATAGAAATGTTGTTGTTACAACGAATTATTATAGAGACCAAGACTTAATAAAAGATTTTGGGTGTAAATATGTAATTGTGTGTCGTGGAGATGATGTTAATTTAATTATAAAAAGAATAGTAGAAACTGCGAGGAGTAATAATGATAAGTAATTACCAATGTCCCTTATGCGAAGAAAAAAATCTTAATAAAAGATTGTCTAACACTTCACTTTACTGGATAGCTAAATGCGATATTTGTGGAAAGATTATAGCAGTTTATCAAGAGCATGTTAAACAAGTCGAAGCTTATGTTGTTGACGAGATGAAACAGGAATGTAGGAGATTATTTGGTAGTTGTAATTATAAGATAAGTTTTGAAAACCAACACGTTGATGGGCATTTTCACTTTCATTTAGAACCTTTAAAAGAAGAAGTTTTAGAAAGCATACCAGAGGTTCAAGACAATGTTATGCCTGAAGAAGAAGTCAAAGAAAAAAGAGAATATAAGAAGAAGAAAAAAAAGAAGAAGAAGGAAAAAGTAAAAGCTATACCCGAAGTACCAGTAGAACCATTGTCAGAGCCTCAAGAAGAACCGCCAGTAGAAATTCCATTAGAAACCCAAGAACAGTAAGGGACGTATTATGAGAATAGTAATAATGGCAGGTGGCAAGAGTACAAGGTTGAGACCGTTAACAGATTATATGCCAAAGATAATGGTTCCCATACATGGAAAACCTTTTCTTTTTTATCTTGTAAAGCGATACGGTAACGCAGAATTGGTATTATCCGTAAACTATCTTAAAGAAAGTATAAAAAATTGGTGTCGTCAAACTAAAAACTATCTTGAGTTTGTTGAAGAACCTGAATTTCTTGGAACTGGAGGTGGTTTGAGGATATGCGAACCATTCGTATGTGATTGTAAAAAGTTTATAGTCATGAATGGCGATACTTGTTTTGATGAAGACATAGAAAAAATATACAGATTACATAATTCAAAAAAGCATGTAGCAACTGTAATTTACGCAAAAAATAAACTTACTCGTGAAATTAGAAACTCTGGATTTTATGTATTCAGCCAAGAAGTTTTCAAGTATTTAAAATCACCGAAAATATTTAAAATAGAAGATAAACTAAACGATATTCCGCATAAAATATATGAAAGCAAAAAAGAGTATGTCGATATAGGAACTTTTGAAGGACTTAAATATGCTAAACAAAACCTATTGAAGGAGTTGATATGTGTATAATTCATAGTGTTGCTCCATTAAGAATTGGTATTGGTGGTGGGTCTTCTGATTTATCGCAGTTTGTGCATAAGTATGGTGGTGAAGTTCTTAACGTAACCATAAACAAATGTGTGTATTCTACCTTAGTACCAAGAAAAGACGATAAGATAACAATACATTCAGAAGATTATGATATTAAAGATGAGTACGATATACATAAAGAACTGCCTTATGACGGCGAGTTAAGTTTAGTTTGTGGAACTATAAACAGAGTTAAAAAAGATTTTGATATTCCGAATGTTGGATTTGATATTTATTTGAGAAGTGATGCACCACCAGGTGCAGGATTGGGAACGTCTTCCGCAGTAGTAGTTTCTATATTAGGGCTTTTCAGGCAATGGTGTAACCTTGATATAAAACCTTACGAACTGGCACATTTAGCATGGAGTATCGAACGGGAAGATATGAAAATGGCTGGTGGCAAGCAAGATGAATACTCCGCAGTATTTGGTGGCTTCAACGTGATGAGTTTCAATAAAGACGACAGCGTTTTAATCCTTCCATTACGCATACCAAGAAATACAGAACTTGAACTAAGAAACAATCTTCTTCTTATATATTCAGGAATGACGCATAAATCAGGCGATATAATAATGTCGCAGACACCAAATAACGAATATAAATTTAATTGGATAAATCATATAAAGAACATATCACATGCTATGGCTGAAGATATATTACGAAAAGATTTGCAGAATTTTGGAGAGCTATTAAGTCTCGAATGGGAATACAAGAAAAAGCTATCAATAAAAGTTACTAATGCCCATCTTGAAAAGTTATATAAAATAGCAATGGATAATGGTGCCGATGGTGCAAAAATCACTGGTGCCGGAGGTGGAGGCATGTTTGTCATTTATGCTAATTGGGATAAGAGATGCAAGATAATAAAAGCTATGGAAGCCAACGGTTGTAAAAATATTGATTTTAATTTTAGACAAGAAGGGTTACAGACTTGGAGTATACGAGATGAAAAAAATAACTAAAGTTCGTAGATGTAAAGATAAAAAACATTGCCAATATAAAAACGTATGGTGGGACGCAACACAATGCCTTGCAGAATTTCATGTGTGGAACACTTGTCGGGCGAAAGACACTATAGAAAAAAGAACAAAGGAAATAAAGAATGGGGGTGAGTAACCAAAGACAATATATAACCAAAGAACAAATTGAATCATTATATTGGGTTGGTGGATTGCCTTTAAGAGAAACAGCTAGAAAACTTGGAACTAATACGGATAGCTTGTGTAAAAGAATGAAGGAAGTTGGTTTAAAAACTAGAAATTTATCAGAGTCGCATATTGGTCATATTCCGTACAATAAGGGAATTAACTTTCAGTCTAATACTGGAAAAACCCATTTCAAAAAAAATCATATTCCATGGAATAAAGGACTAACTAAAAAAGATGACCCTAGAATAAAATCCAACCCAGGTCCACATGGGAAGATACCCTGGAATAAAGGATTAAACAAAGAAAATTGCGATATATATAAGAAACTTAGTGAGGAAAGAAGTGGCGAAAATCATTGGATGTGGAAGGGTGGAGTAACTAGTAAACGAAAGAGTATATTTTGTAGCAATGAATATCAGAAATTTAGAAAAACTATACTAAAAAAGTTTAATTATACTTGCTTGTCTTGTGGCGAAAAGAAAAAACTACATGTTCACCATATAGAACGATTTGCTGATATGCCTCAAAAAGTTATGGATGAAAATAATTGTATTGTTCTGTGTAAAAAATGTCATCAATCATTGGGTGCAGAACATTCCACACCGCTTAATATTAAGGAGAAATTATGAGCAGGTCAGAAAGATATTGTACGGCTGATGATGATGTCAGAATACTTTTGGAGAAGATTACAGACGCTGTAATATCTGATACTGTAGTTGAATACATGATAGACATAGCCTGCGATATTATAGATTCAAAACTTGTCTATAAATACACAGTACCGTTTACGACAACACCACCTTTAGTGAAAACTATCGCAACACATCTATCGTCATACCTTGTTTTGAGACGTATTTATTCCAATACAAGAGGTGAAGGTTTCGCAGAGTGGTTAAACATGTTTAAAGATTTCGCTGATAATTTATTGAAGTCTATTTTTGATGGCGAGTGTATTCTCATAGATTCTTCAGGTAATGAATTGTCTATTAAAAGCAATTACGGTATAAAAATATCAACTGCGAATTATGTGCCTATATTCAACGAAGGCGGAGAATTGGATTGGGAAGTAGATGATAGCAAAGTTGATGCCGCAATAAAGGGAAGATAACTATGGCTAACACACCTCAATTTACAACACTCATTTCTGGAGTTGTTTCTGGTTTACAAACAGATTCAAGGCTTTCGGCAGTTCCTGACACTTCGATTTATTACGGTCCAGAACCGAATATACCTTTGTTCCCTGCAATAACAGTTGAACTTTTAGAAGCCAGAGAAGAATGGAAAACTTTTGGAAGTACAGGTGGGAAAGATTTAGAGGCTACCTTCGTAATAAGAGTTTTTGATGAAGCCTATGATTATGTAACAGGGCTACAAAGTGTAGAAACCATAGCTAAAAATGTAAGTGACGTATTACAAGCTAAAACTGGAATTAGTGGATTGTCGTATCAGGCATACCCAGGAACAAAAAGGTTTGGTACTGTAGAATTTAACAATGTACCAGTTTTCGCTTGCGAAATAGAGCTGTTGACAAAATCGAGATTTGCACCAGCTTCGTAAGGGTTAGCTTCACGGACTAACTAAAAAATAGAAAACGTAAGAAAATATAATATAAATAAACAACTTGTTATAACTACTAAAGATATTAAGTATATTTGTTTTCTCGCAACATATAGATATATAAGGAGTATAAAAAATGAGTACCATTGGTAGCAATGCCTCATTCGGGTATGTAGAAGAAACCGTATGGGCGAGTGGTACGCCAACGATAAATACCTTCATTCCGTTTATTTCGGAAAGTCTCAAACTTGAACGAAACATAGTCGCAAGCGATGCCATAAGAGGTAACTCCGCAAGGAGTATATGGCGAGAAGGTGCTGAAAGAGTTAGTGGAGATTTGAGTGTTGAGATTCAGCCGACTGCGTCTATGGGAACGCTATTGAAACACGCTTTAGGGCGTGTAGAGACAGCCGGACCAAGCGGAACGGATAGTTATTATGTTCACGACATATATCCTTCAGGAAGTTTACCTGCCGGCATTAGAGTGCAGGTAGATAGAGACAGTAAATATTTTGTCTACAAAGGATGTAAAGTTAATGAGCTATCGTTAGAGTGTGCTGTAGGAGACCCTTTAATGGCAACATTTTCGTTCTTGGGTCATAGCGAAGAATACTCTGCTTTAGGTACTGCTTCAACAAGTATATCTACCTTAAACCCTTTAACTTTTGACGAAGGTGCGTTTACACTTGATGGGACAAGTGCTGAAGTTCAGTCTTTCTCATTAACCGTAGCAAACAACCTCAAAGAAGATAAAGGACAGTTAGGTAGTCGTTATAGAGCTGATATACCTCGTAGTGGATTTAGAGACGTTACGGGAACTTTAAATCTTGAGTTCGATGATTTTACGATGTATAGCAAATACTATAACGGTACTGAAGCGGCTATGGCATTGAAGTTCACTGCTGATGATAAGATAGATACATCTGACGCTTATCAGCTTTGGATAGAATGTCCAAGAATAGTATTCACTGGTGAAACCCCGACTGTAGACGGTCCAGATATAGTTTATCACGATATGCCTTTCACAGCTTTTGCAACTGACAGTCCTTCCGAGGAATGGCAGAGGTACGAAGTTAGGATGAAACTGATAAACGGAGATTCGTCTATCTAAAATGAGCTTAGGGGGAATGTAAAAAGTTCCCCCGGCTCCACTTCAATTTTCATATGCCAACATCAAGATTCGTATACACAGATTTCAACACTTTTTTTTCTAAATGGAAAAATGCCATGTCTCGTATGCAAAGACAACTTAGAACTCCATTAAGAATGTCAGCTGAGTGGTATATGAAGAATCCGTTGCTTGAACGGTTCAATAAAGAGAGAACTCCACAGGGACATAGATGGAAAGCACTAACACCAAGAACGCAGAAAGAAAGAACGGAATTAGGGTACAATCCTACGCACCCGATATTAAGAAGAACAGGTGCATTGCGTGGAAGTTTCTATAGAGATTTTATAGGACCGTATAAGATTAAAATAGATAACCGAATGGAAAAAGCTAAAAAGCTACATCCAAAACGACCGTTTTTGGGGTTCAATCGGAAAGATACAACAGGCGTTAAAGACGTATTTGTAAGGTGGTCTTACGATACGCTTACTAAAAGTTTATAACCAAAGGATACACAATGTCAAAACTATTTGCAGAACTATATTCAAAGACAGAAGTTATTGAGGGCGAGAAGTTTACCATATCGAAACTGTCGCTAAAAGACCAGCTTGAAGTGTCTAAATCGCTTGAAAACGACCTTTCAAGTGGAAGCGTTACAATGATAAAAAGCAGTCTTAAAAAATGGGAAACAGAAGATGGTACAGAGATTGAAATAAATGATGATAACATTTTAAGATTGCGAAGCGATGTTGTAATGAGCCTTGCAAACGCAATAACTTCGTACAATAACTTGGGCAAAGATAAAGAAAAAAACTAAGAAGGGCGGTAGTGGTAGCGTATAACAACGCAAGCCTGAAAGAGACCCCGCCCGAATATATAATGTTCAGAATATCCGAGAAGTTTGGTTGGACAATAAACGAGATTTTAGACCAACCGGCAGAAACATTACAGTCATACATAGTTTTAATAAGCGAAGATAACGTACAACAAAAAAGAAAGGCTGATAGTTCCAAAAGCAAATCAAGCTCTTCAAATTTTAGACGAAAGTAGAATAGATGGCTAACGAGATTTTTGTAACCATAGGTGCTAAATTCCAAAGCGACATGAACGCACAGTTAGGTAGTGTCCAGAAGAAAGGCATGGCGGCACAGAACTCTATGAATGGGTTAGGTCGTGCGGCGTTTTTCGCAGGATTTGGGCTGAAACAAATGGGTCGAGAGATGCTTACCGCAGGCATGGCTTTAGGTAGCTTGGCTGTTATGGCGGCAAAAGCGTTCGCAGACTTTGAAGATGCCGTTATGACTACTGGTGCTACGGCACAGCTTACGTCTGAACAGTACAAAGAAATGGGTACGGTTATACTTGATTTGGCACGAAGTACGGTATTCACAGCTAACGAAATTGGTAAAGCTACAGTAGTCTTGGCACAGGCAGGATTGGCGTTTGACGAAATTAAGTTTGCGATTAAAGGTGTAACGCAACTATCTACTGCGTTTGCTACTGACTTGGAATCTACGTCTAAAGCGGTTGTTCAGACAATAAGACAGTTCGGGTTAGAGTTTAGCGAGACAGAACGAGTAGTAAACCTTTTTGCGGCGGCGGCAACTTCGAGTAGATTGACAGTTAAGACTTTAGGTCAAGCTATGTCTAATGTCGGTCCGGTCGCAAAGGTATTAGGCGTAAGTTTAGAAACCGTAACTGCTATTTTAGGACACATGGCTAATGTCGGCATAGACGGCACGAAAAGTGGTAGACAGTTAAGAATAATGATGTTACGTTTGGCAACTGCTATGCCACATACTTCTTCTAAGAAAATAAATGACGCTTTAAAAGATTTAACCCTTACGTTCAACGACATAAACCCAGCCACCAATGATTTTATAGATATATTGCTGAAACTAAAGAAGGCTAATATAGGTGCGTCAGAAGCCAGTGTATTATTCAGGCAAAGAGCGGCGGCAACAGGATTAAGCCTTGTTGAGAATGCCGAAAAGATAGCAGAACTTAGGGATAGAATAACAGGCACTCAAAGAGCGTATGAAGTATTTGGATTGAGAATGGTAACGCTTACCGCTAAGGCAGAGATATTTAAAGATTCAATTATAGCTTTAGGTGTTTCTATTGGGAAACTTTTAGAAGGTGGAATTAAAGTCATTGTAGACAAAGGCACAGATTTTGTAAAGGGTTTAATCGAGAATGATGAACAAGTTAAAAACATAACAGAATCTATTATTAAATGGACAGGTGCATTAGTCGGTGGCGGTGGTCTTTTGATTGCTGTTGGAAGCCTTATAGGTTTCATGGCGATTTTAAGTGTTATGGGTGCTCCAATTTGGGCGGCGTTTCTTGCACTTGCAGGTATCTTTGGTGCGGCAAGTTGGGCTGGCAATAAATTATCAGAAAGTATCTTAGGTGTAAGTAACGCTTTCGAGGAAAGCCAAACTAAAATAAAACAGGATTTAATGGCGACAGATAGGCTCATAAACGAATATGAGATATTAAGAGGCAAAGCCGATTCAAGTAGAGGTGCACAGAAAAAGTTAAAAGAGATAACAGATGAACTCAAAGAAACATATCCAGAATTGGTTGAGCAAATAAATGAGTTTGCTGAAGGGCTAAGAAAAGGGTCTGAATTTCAGAAAGATGTTTTTAATGAAGCAACAAGAAAATCTATTGAAGCACATACTAAAAAGATAAAAGAACTTAATGATGAATTAAATAGACAAGAAGAATCTAACATTGTATGGCGTGGAATGTTAGCTATTTTTGATGAAGCGAAAGAAAAAGCCGAAGAAGGAAGTAATTTTATATCTAAAAAGTTTCAACAAATTCAAGGTAATGTAAAAAAGTCTATTGATGAAGGCGGTAAATTACATTTTCTTACAGAAGCAAATGAAGCTTTAGAATCATGGTATAAAAATTTAGTAACTGGTGGAGATAGATTTAAAAAAGATGTAGCTGACCCTATAAAAACAGAAATAGATGTTTTGAAAGGCAAAATTGAAGATTTGAATGAGACATCTTCTCTAAAAGAATTTGTCGAAGAAGCTAAAAAAGCACCCATGACTTTAAACGAGATTAAAGCTCTTACAGACCAAATAGATACTAACTTAAAAAGCTGGGAAATTCCAGTATCTGATACAACTAAAAAACTTGATGACTTAAAAAGGGAATTTGATGATGCGGTAGCCTCAAATCTGGCTTCTCAAAAATTATTAGACGACCAACTAAAAAACAGCAAAGCTGGTTTGATTTCCCTTACAACAGACCAAATATTAGCAACTGAAGAAGGTGCTACTAAAAACAAAGTGGCTTTAGAACAAATAACAGAAGCATATCGAAGAATGGTTGCCGACACACATGGTCTTAATCGAGAGTTCAAAATGGACTTTATGAGCCTTACAGGCGATATGGTAGATTTCTGGACAGACGCTATTGACGGCATGATAACCAAAACAAAGACTTGGCAAGACGTTTGGCAGGATATACTCACACAAGCACGCAGATTTTTTATTCAGTCTTTTCTTCAGATTATATTCAATAAATGGCGAGAAACAATGGGTGCCATGCAAACTGGTGGTAGCGGTGGAAGTTGGGTAGACATACTATTAAAAAGTATAGGAATGTTCGCCGGAATTAAGGGTGGTGGCACACCTGCAACAACTTCAAATGCCGCAAGTGCTTCTTATTTTTCAAATCTTCAGCGTTCAGATGTTGGGTTCGCAAGCGGAGGTATAGCAACAGCTCCAACAGCTGGAATATTCGGTGAAGCAGGACCAGAAGCACTCATACCATTAGACAGATTAAACGAGTTTACAGGTGCGAAAACTCAAGAGATAACAGTAGTAAACGTAATAGACCCATCATTCGTGCCAGCTTCAATAGTAAAAGACCCACGAGTAATTATAAACATAATCAACCAAGACTTAATTGAAGCTGGGTCAACTCGTAGAACTTTAAGGAGAAGCCAGTAGTATGGCGACATTCCCAAGCATAACCCCACAATATCCATTTGTTGAAGTTACGCAATACGGTAACTTAATAAACGATATTTGGGGTAAAGAAAAAAGACGTAACCTTTGGGGTCCGAAAAAAGGGTTTCATCTTAAATACGACCATATAAGTTTATCTGACGCAAGAAGTATAGTTGAGTTTTTTGACGCAAGACGTGGTAACTACGAATCGTTTTCTTGGACGCATCCTTTAACTGATGTTTCTTATACAGTAAGGTTTGCAGAATCAAACATTACACGAAAAGAAGTTGGTGTGAACGCTTTTAATATAGAGTTTGATTTGGTAGAGGAGCTATGATGGAAGTTTTATTTCATGGGTATCAACATTTGCCGATATATATTTATACGGTATTACTTTTAACAGAAATAATGAGGCGAAATGGAAGATAAGAAAATATATGAACGTGGCGTTGTTCCGCAGAAAGAGCCAAGAAAGAAATCCAACTGTTCGCTTGAGAGATACCAAAGAATTACGGGTTATTTCCAAAGCACACATGCATGGAACCCGGGCAAGGTTTCTGAACTAAAGGACAGAAAATATTACAATATCGAAGAGGAAAAACTAAATGGCTGATTTCGTATTGCAACCAAATTACGTCTACACCGAGGTAATAGGCTACAACACAAACATAGTCTCATTCACGTCTGGCAAAGAAGCACGATATTCCAAAGGTTCGGCTATCCATGAGTTTCAGTTAGTTTACAGCATGGCAGATGATACGCAAAGAGACACTATTGTAGACTTTTTCAATGCAAAAACAGGAATTTTAACAACATTCACTTGGGACAACCCAACTGACAACACAACTTATACAGTCCGATTTAAAGAAGATTCTTTATCGGTAGAAACTTATGATTATGGAATCCACAGAATAACTTTTTCATTTATAGAGGAAATTTAGCATGGCAAGAGATTTATCATCAAATTTAGTTACAGCGACAGAAGCGTCAGAATCCAGACCGATTGAACTATACATAATTCATCTTGATAGTGCCACACTTTATTTTGCGGCGAACGATACTAATGTAGATTTCTATGATTTAAACGGGGACGCTCAAGAATATACCGCTGTTGCTATTTCAAGAAACGATATTAGCAGTAACATAGATATTCACGTAGACACCATGACAGTCAGATTAAACAATGTAAATCAAGCTATGTCAAGTTATGTAGCTAATAACGATTTCAGGGGCAGACGATTGGTTTGTTTAAAAGTATTTTCTGATTATCTTGATAACTCTGACGATTACACAGTTGTTTTTGACGGACTAATGGATAAACCAGTATTGGTAGAAACGCAAATGCAAGTAAGCGTTGTGTCAAGATTGGGAACTTTAAATCTAAAGTGTCCAAGAAGAATGTATCAGGTAGCTTGCAATTGGGAGTTTGGTGCGACGGAATGTGCATATGATATAGAAGCTACTGGTATATCAGGTCAGACCGCTACAAGTGGCAATACAACTACGTTCTGGGACGATAGCAGGGCAGAGGCTAACGATTATTTCAAACATGGCGAAATATTATGGGTGTCAGCAGGGCTTAACTCTTCCGAGAAACGAAAAATAACAGTATCGAGTGGCACGAAATTTGTAATGGATTATGCGTTACCTTCTGGTGTGAATCTAAACGATACGTATACAATGAAACGAGGGTGTCCTAAAACGCATTTATGGTGTAGTGGATTAAGTAACTTAGACAATTACGGCGGATTTTCTAATCTTCCGTGGGAAATAATAATTCGTTAAGGAGATAAAATGTATCATTGGTCAGACGATTATGTAGGTAGAAGATTATTTGAAGATGAACATGGATATAAAGGTCATAAGATGTGTCTTTTATTAGCTTTAGAAATCCTTGAAAAACATCTTAACTTTGCTGTGTATAAACCGACTAAACAACTTATACGAGAAACAGAAGAAAACTGGTATGAAGATTATCCGTATATATTAGTAACTCACGCACATAGTTATGGTAACACGCTTAACAACATAAAAGACCTTAAAGAGTTTGATTTAGTATTTTTCAAGATAGACAACGCTATAAGACATTGTGGTGTAATGATAAACGATTACGGTAAATTCGTACACCAACTCAAAGACAGACCAGTGCAGATAGACAGATTAAGTTCTAAACATTGGTCTAAACGATTTTTTTGTGGACTACGTATTAAAAGATGAGCAAATCTCCTGGATTTAGAATAAAAGAGTACCAAACACTAAAAGAACTTGCCGAAGAAAAACTATCGTCACCAAACGCAGATAAGAATTTAGTTGAAATAAAAGACGCTATTGACAAAAAAGAAATTGGCGATAGTGTAGGTCAGATGATAGGTGCTGTTGTAGGCGGTATTATTGGCGTAGCGTTAGCACCAGTAACTTTTGGTGCGAGTGCGTTTTGGTCTTTTGCTACTCTAACAGCCGTAATAGCAGGGGCTTCTTTAGGTTCTTCGGTTGGTGGAATAATAGACCCACCCAGACCGCCTTCATTAAGCCAAGACTTTTCTTCGGGTTCACCTACATATGCGTTTGACGCTTCATATAACACAACTTCTAATCAATATCCAGTACCAGTACTTTATGGAAAAGTTAAAGTAGCAGGTAACAATATTTGGCTTAGCGACCCTGGGACAACAACGCTTCATAAATTTGTAGGCATATCAGAAGGCGAGATAAATAGCGTATCAGAAGTAAAACTTAACGATATAGACATAGATGATATAACAGGCTGTTCTTATGATTTATATACAGGGACTTCTTCGCAAACGGTAGACTCAAGGGCAGACGGTGCTGTTGACGGATTACGATACACAGCTTACATGGCAGTAACAATGGAAACTGGCGATAAGTTGCGTGGCGGAAACCCTGTATTGACAGGTGTTTACGAAGGAATAAAGGTAAAAACTTGGAACGGAAGTGCGTGGTCTGACGGTACTTCTTATAGCAACAACCCAGCGGCTTGCATAAGAGATTTTCTTACGAACACAAGATACGGTGCAGGCATTCCAGAAGCGTCTTTAGACGATACCACGTTTGGCGAGATATACGATTATTGTGATGTGTTAGTAGACAAAGCAGACGGTACAGGTCAAGAAAAACGGTATACTTTAAATTTATGTATAGATAGCAGACAGTCCGTTCCTGATATGTTACAGATAATGTTATCTTGTTTTGGTGGATACTTAATTTTAAGTGGCACGACAGTAAAGTTAGGTATCGAGAAATCAGAAAGTACAACACAGAGTTTTACAGAAGATACTATCGTAGCAGGAAGTTTATCGCATAGCAAATTAGGCAAAGACGAAGTTGCCAATAGAATAAAGATTCAGTATGTAGACCCAGATTATAACTGGATAAAGATATACGCTTTAGCGGAAGATAAAATAAACCAAGATGAACGATATGATTTAGGTTTAGGCGAAAAAGTTATTGAGAAAGAAATGTCTTTGCTTGGAATTACAAGTTTCAGTCAAGCGTCTCGATTAGCAAATATGTATCTTTATCTTGATAAACTTTGTGATTCGTATATTACTTTCAAAACCTCACTAAGAGGTGTAGTTTGCGAAGTTGGTGATGTGGTAAGCATTACGCACAGTATGCCTGGGTGGACTGCAAAGCTATTCAAAGTGCTTCAAATGCGGTTTGCTGAAAACGATACCATTGAAGTTACCGCAAGAGAATACAACGCTTCGATATATTCGGATAAGCCGGGACAAGAAATAGTAGTTCCTGATTATGGCACTGTAACAAACGAGTTAACACCGCCAGACGCTCCTGATACCGTTACAGCAACAGAAAGCGGATACCTTAACGCGGACGGAACTTGGATACCTACAATATCAGCAGAATGGACAGACAACCAAAACAAGTCATATATCAGCCATTACGAAGTTCAATGGAAACGTGGCGGGGGAGACTATTTTACTTATAGCACAACGGCTGATTTGGCTATGGAACTTTCACCTGCACAGGTAGACGTTGTTTATGTGATAAGAGTTAGAGCTGTTACAATAGACGGTCTTAAATCAGATTTTACTTCAAGCAATAGCTTAACAATAAACGGCAGGTCAGACGAACCTAATGACGTTGACGCTTATTCATACACGTTCAAGAAAAGCCTTATTATACGTTGGGACGGTGTAACTGATAACGATTTATCAGGATACGAAATAAGAGATATAGACGAAAGCTGGGGTGATTCTACTGGTCTTGTTTGGAGAGGTAATACCGAGAGCTGGAACGACCCGAACCCTTCAAGCACAAGTGATACCTACTATATAAAAGCGTTCAACAATAGCGGTTACTATTCTGCTAACGCATTATCAATGCCGTTCATAAACGAAGCCCCGTTAAATGTAACAGGGTTTACAGGTACTTTTGATAACAATATCTCGTTGTCTTGGGATAACATGGACACTAATAGCGATTTGGATAGATACGAGGTAAGAACTTCCGACGCTAATTGGGGAGTATCAGGAACTTCTAATTTGACGTTTAATGGCTATGCCTTAACCGCAGAGAATATTGACCCATCAGGTGCAAGAAGTAGAACTTTCTATATTAAAGCGTTTGATGTGCATGGTCAAGAATCGGTAAGTGCTTCTGATACAACTGTCGAGAATGACGTTCCTGAAACACCTACTTTAACAGGTACAGTATTCGCAGACATGGCAAGACTGTCTTGGAACGATTTATATGATATTGACCTTAAATATTACGAAGTATGGGAAGACCAAGAAAACACTTGGGACGGTAGCGAATCTAAAATAGCAAGCATAAACACTACTCACTACGAGCTTACCAGCAATAGAGACTTTGTTGAAGGCATAACGAAGGGAACTCCTTCTTCAACTGTTATAGCATTATCTGGAACGAACGTAAGCACAGTAAACGATTATTATAATAGCGACAGGATTTTTATAAAAACTTCCGGCACAGTTTTTGAGGAACGAACAATATCTGACTACGATGGCACGGCAAGCGAAATTACCGTCTCCCCTGCTTTGACTTATATCCCCCCTGCCGGAGTAAGTTATCACATAGACAACACGGCATATTACAAAGTAGTAGGTGTAGACAACTTCGGGTCAGGCACTTTATCAAACGCAGTTCAAATAGACTACACACAGATTTCAGGTTCGACAATTTCAGACGGTATAATTTCAGGTAGGAAACTTATAACAGGTGAAGTTATAACACTATCAGCACAGATACGCAACGCTATTATAGATGACGCACATATAAATTCCGTAAACGCCACTAAGATAGTTGCAGATTATCTATCAGCAATAAGTGCTAATTTGGGAACAATAAACGCAGGTACGATTCAAGGTGGAAACATCTATCTTGATACTCAAGGAGCGTTAAGAAGCAACACTACTGGAAACTATCCTTATCTTGAGTTTAGCAATGACGGTTTAATGCTAAAAGATTCTGATACTGGTGGTACGTATGGTACAGCGGAATATAGCACAGACAAATATGGTTATGGAGCTTTAGCGTGGCTCATGAACTCAACTATAGGGGTGCCGTGGGTAGAACTAAAAGAGCCGAGTATTTCAGGAACGACAGTAGCGAGTTTAAGACTTTACAACAGAGGTTCGGACCCAGACGGTAAAGCTGAAGTTGGGGATTTGGCTGTTGTGAGCGGTAAGCTAAAAATTTGTATCGGAGCTGGGACTCCGGGGACGTTTCAAATTGTTGGCGACCAGACAGCTTAAAGGAGATATATGAACGAACTAACAATAAAAATGGGCGATATACAGCATAGAGTTCTTTGTAAACACGCCACAGCAAATAATACTACACCTGAACAGTATGCCACAAACATAATTGTAGGTTGGCTAAACTCAAAAATCAAAGGTGTATTTATAGATAAAATGAAAGCTAAAGATTATGACGAACTTGAAACTATGTTAGGGAAGGTGGACGAATGAAAGACGTAAAAATAGGAGAGAAAAGAACTTTTGAACTGTATCCAGGCGATTGGATAGTTGAAGAAATTATCAAAGACAAAAACATTAAACATAATCTAATCTTGAGAAAAAACGGTCAGGAACTGCATAGCTGTCCGCATTGTGGCGGTGTTCTTGGTGAAAGAAAAGATTATGTATTTAATCATATAGAAAAATTGAGGCAAGGAGATAAGGTATTGCACTTGGCGATTTCTGATTGTAACCGTACAGTATTGCTTGAAGAAGTTCTGCCTCAAGGAGGCGTGAATGGCATTTCCAACTAATTTAGACAGTTTTTCTGTCAAGACAAGCGGACAGACAATTTCAGAAAGTCACGTAAACGACGTTCAAACCGCAATAGTAGCAACCGAAACAAAGATAGGCTACGGAGCAGACACCCCAGTAAGCGGAGATTTCTTCAAAGGCACAGGCACAGGAACTTCGGGTTGGAGTGCGTTTAGTTCTTCTGATTTGCCTGCTGGCTCTGTTGTTCAAGTAGTTAATACTCAAACCGGTGCAGAATCTCATATAGATACAACGCAAATGCCATATGATGATACAATACCACAAAATGACGAGGGTAATGAATTTTTGACATTAGCAATAACACCAACGTCTGCTACAAATAAACTTATAATTGAATGTTATTTTACAGGCTCTATTGCAGGCGTTGATAATGTAGTTGCCGCTTTGTTCCAAGATTCTACTGCAAATGCTTTGGCGGCAACGGCTGTATATCCTACGGCAACAGATAATGCGTCTTTGGATATTTATTTGCCTCATTATATGGAAGCTGGTACAACAAGTGAAACTACATTTAAGTTAAGAGTTGGGAGTGCAAGTGCATATCTTATAACAATGAATGGGGCTTCTTCATCAAGAAAATTTGGTGGAGTTTGTGTGTCTGGAATTACTATTAAAGAAATCAAAGTATAAGGAGAAATCTATGGATTTTATCAAAGAGTTTATAACTCAACACGCTCTAACAGTTGTCGTGTCTATCGTAGGAATTTTTGCGGCACGATACGTTTCTAAACTTATTGGAATAATAGAAGAAAAGTTTAGCATAGACATTGACGACAGAGTAGAACGGTTTATCGAAGATTTGGTTAAGAAATCTATTCGTATAGTTTACCAAACTTTTGTAAAAGAAAAGAAAAAAGCTGGAACTTGGAACGCAGTATCAAAAAAAGAGGCACTCATGGAAGCGTTTCATTTAGTCCAGAACGAAGTGCGTAGAAAAAAACTTGAATATCATGTGCAAGACAGAAACTTAATCAACGACATCGAAGGTGCTATTTTAGAAGAAAAGAACGCAAATAAAAAACCTAAAACAATATAACCATATGATGAACCATATCAGGAGGGGTGGTATGTGAATGAAGAAATCAAGCCTACTTTTGGGACACATCTTATCTTAGATTTAAGATGTTGTGATGAAAATAAACTTAAAGATTATAAATTGATATTTGATATTTTATATGAACTGCCTGAAAAAATAGGTATGACAAAGATTACACAACCCTATGTTTTCCCATACTCTGGGCTTGTTCCTGAAGATAAAGGAATAACTGGAATTGTAATTATCGCAGAAAGCCATATCTCTATACATACTTTTCAGGAGAAAGATTATTGTTTTGTAGATGTTTTTTCTTGTAAACCTTTTGATTATAGATATGCTTCAAACTTTATAGTAAACGTATTTAACTCAAAAGATTATGATGAAAAAGTAATAGAGCGAGGTATAAACTTTAGAAGATGAACATAATATCGTTGATTATTATACTTATAGAAGCAGGATTTAAGATAACTTTGTTTAGTACTGGACTTTCGTTTAATCCAGAATATCAAATAAGAATGCCTGTATCTCAAGATTTATCACCTAAAGTAGAATACAACTTTGAGTATAGCTCAGAAGAATTTAAACCAACATTTAAGGAGAAAAAATGAATATAATGAAATCGTGGGAAAGTTTAAGCCAGAAACTTTGGAATAGCTTTGGAAGTAAACTAAACCCCACAGCGAAGAAAATAAGAGCGTGGAAATTACCTCCAAGAATAAGCGAACAGCTTGAAGATATTGCAAACAAGCTACCGCCAATTATAACCAATTTACTGTTAAACTTTGTAACGAAGATTTACAAAGACGCAGAAAAGATAGGCAACAATAAATTGGTAAACGCTAACTTAACAAAGGTAAGAGATTTTATTGACAAGATAATTTCTAAATAGCATTAAATCGGAAAAGCCCCTCTACTTTGAACGGAAAAGAAGTAAAGGGGCTTTTTTGTTGTGCGTCAAGATAGCAGTTATGTTGTGTTGCGTGTTGGCTTTTCAAAAATACGCCTTACAAAATAACAAATAACACCTACTACAATTAAAAAAATGTTGAACATGAAATATCCAAAACACCATTGAAAAAATATCCTAAGGCTTTCTTTGATGAACTCAATCATTTTTTAAGTCTCTTTTTTTCGACCGTTCTATTATATGGTTGTCATGCAAAAGTCTTACAATAATAGTTCCATGATTTTCTTCAATTAACTCCGCTTTTACAAATCCTTTTTTATTCAATCTAACTTCTATAACGTCTCCCTTTTTCATGTTTGCCTTTCAGTAGTTACGACTGACGGTTAACGGGTATCCCCATTCTCTTTGAAGGCATGAAGCCGACTTTATTGACTTTCACAATCATCAACCTTAACTATTAGTACCATAATATGTTTACCAACCTTCTTCTTCAAACCCGCTTTGTTGTTCAGCTTTGCCTGCGTCCTTGTTATATTCAGCAAGTACGATTTGTTCCAATTCTTCTCGTATCTCTTTTGTTTTCGGATATACTGTATCGTAATATTTGTCGTCTTTACCTTTTGAAGATGGCATGCCTACAAACAATCCGTTATTTCCGTTTATTATTTTTAACCCTTTCACAACAATAGCGTCTGCAATACAAATATCACAAAACGCTACGCATTTACCTAAATTAACTTTTTTTATTCGTTCTACTTTAAAGTTCATTGTTCTCCTTTAAAAAATTATAATGTGAATTCATAAACTCAAGTTTAATGTCTAAAGTTTCTAAAGTCGATTCGCATACGTCACGAAAATATCTTATCGGGGCTACAGTAGCCTCCACAAGAGCCTTTCTTTCCAAATCAGTAGTTGTCTTTGTTCTTTCAGGCATGTATTCGTGAGTAGCTATATCCAAATACTTATTGAAATCTGCAAGTGCTGTACCTACGTTTAGTTTAGCTACTAAAAGTTTGTTGCCATATTCCTTAAACAAAGTTTCTTCGTTTGGTATCGCAATTGAAAGATGTTCTCTGATAGACATTAGTTTAGGACTAAACTTCGTAGAATAGTCTGCGAACTCTTGCATTACATTCATGTTATTCTTCCCTCCCGATAGTGGTGTCAATCTCGATTACTTCTCTTTTTCTTTGACCATTGAATATACTATATTCGACTTGTTTTTGTGTTGCGGTATTAGAATAACCACATATATCGCATTTGATAATGCCTTTTGTTATGTGCATTCTATTATTACATTTTGGGCATGATAGCAGATTGTCTGGCATTTAAACTTCCTTGGTTAATATTAAGTATAATGATATTTTTTAGGTTGGCAAGTTTTTTATATAACTTTTTTTTCCAACTCCTCAACTTTTTTTGAAAACTTTTCAAGTAACAATTCTAAATCTGCAATGCTAAATTTTACCGAAAATTTACTTAACCGTCTTAACTCATCTACTCGTTTTTCTCCGTAGGTTTTGTACATGAAAGAAGCGTACTCTGATTTGTTTCCGTGAAGCATACAGTTACATGAAAAACATTGACAGTGCACCAAATCTTCTTCAAACAAAACTGCATTACTTCTACCGTCTATATAATGTCCAGCTTGCATTTCTCTCCAATGTTTTATTACACCACAGGTTATACATTTAACATATCCATTTTCATTAGCATATTTCATTCTAATATACTTAGAAAACATATCCCAAGTTTTCTTTTTAAGTTTAGCCTTTGGAGATTTTTTTCGTTTTTTCAACGGTGTGCGTTTCATTTTTTGCCTTTCTTTATTTTGTATCCACCACAAGCCAAGCACATCAAGCGTTGTCTTAGCTTTCTGTTTTTGTCATAATATCCTTGTTGATTTGTTTTTGAATGACTATTCTTCTTTTTTGCGACATTGAACGTATTGGTATTTCTAATGGATAATGCTCACATTCAGTAACATAGTTACCGTTCGCACCTTCTCTTATTTCTACACCGCAATGTTCGCATATGAAATTGCTCATTTACGTTTTACCTCTATTGCTTTCATGATTGCTTCGGCAATAGTCTTTATTTTTTTATCAAATTCTATTGCAGATAAACTTCTCTCAGTCCATGGTAAAAGGGCTAATCTTGTAAGCTCGCTTTTTGATATAATTTCAGAAATCTCATCTACGCTAAGCACCGGACGTATCCAACCAGATGAACCACCACAATTCTGTTTTTCACAATCACATTCTGGCAGAATATTAGTATCACTTGGATATAAATACCTACCACATTTAGGACATTGTGCTACATCACCTGTACTCATTTCTTTCCCCTTTTCTTAACCATAGCCTTGTGGATTGCTTCGGCTTGCATTTTTCTTTCCCACCCAAACATTACTTCTCCAATTTCATTACCTTTAATTTTCATAACTTCATCAATTTCATCAACGCTAAGCACCGGAACTTCAAGCTCTCCAACATCATGAGCCGAATAACAGCCTTTCATGTCTACCAAGTCTTTAACTTTCATCAAGCACCTCCGGCGTTACAGTTTTCTTGTTGTTGCTTTCATTGTAAGCGGGATAGGAGCCTCTACCATAAATTTCCCGTTACAATGGTCGCAAGTCCATTCTCCTAAAAATAGGGACACCACATAAGTAGCAAGTTCTTTGTCAAGATTTATAGTTTCCATCATACAATTAAAACTTTTCGTTTGGTCTTCCACAATTTTTTTACAATGCGGACAAGTTACAGTTACGTAATCAAACATTCCCATTATTGTTCCCCTCCGGCGTTATTAGTTTCTGTTCGGTTAAATTCTTCCTAACCACCATCCAAAACAAAATGCTATAATATGTAATAGAGCTATTGCGCCTATAACCAGTCCAATTTGGTATTTCTCTCTCATCTCAACCTCTTTCCGCAACGTGGGCAGATGTAATAATGCTTCACATCGCCGTGTACTGCGTTTATTACCTTGGTCTGAACTTTTATTTTTGTCTTATGCCCCCACAGAAAACATATCAGCCGTTTAATCATCGCTCACCGCCTTCAAATTTATAAATTCATTTCCTATCGAGTTGTCGGGGAAAAAGTATTTATTATAATCTCCTTCTTCCAAAAAATAAACTTCGTTGGAATAATGCCTTTTTAATTTTTCAAACATTCCTTTATCATCATAAAAAGATAATTGTTTGATAGTAAATTGCACATAACTCTTTTCACTAAATTTAATAAAGTTTTCAATTTCATTTACGTCAGTATATTCTGTCGCAACATGAACTATTCTAAGTTTACAAAATTCACGAATATAATCAAAATAATATATATCATCAGATAAATTGTCAGATGTAATTACAAGTTTGTTTATTCTCCTCCAAAATATATCTTCATATAATTTTTGCCTTGAATGGACATCGACTACCATATTATATTTGTGTGCTAATTCAAAAATTCTTGTCCACCAATGTACATTAGTTCTATATTCAAATAAACAATCTCCGCCTCCGGATATACTAAACTTTTTTTTATCTCTATTATCTGAAATAAATTGTTCGAGTTTTTTCCAATCCATTGGCAGATTTACATTTTTTAAAGGATGATGTTGCCATATACAAAACCAACATTTTTGCTGACAACCCCAATTTGTTATTATTGATATATTTGGGCTAACTGACCGCAACATAATCCCGCCTCCTCACATTTTGCTATTGCATCTATTACGACAGGAATATTATTTTTTTCAAATTCAAGTTTTAATTCTTCAAGTTTTTCATAATTTGAGTAATTAGCATATGTTTTAAGGTTGAAATTATCTGCTTGATTAGTTTTGTTCAGCGGTATCAATTTAACCGAAAACTTTTCTTTACTTATTCCCATTTTTTTAAGTTTTTGTATGTCAATTTCAACACCATCCATAACTATAAAATTTAAAGTAACCGTTCTGTTGGTTATTCTATAATTATTGATATGTTTTACTATTTTATCAAGAGGCATAACGTCGGCACCGCCTAATAACTCTTTTCGTTTTTCTTCATCAGTCGAATTTATACTTAACTGAAAATGAAGAAATCCGTTAAAATGAATTTCTTTCATATCAATTACATCACCTATAACTTTGTCGGCAGAATATCCTTGTATCGTTTTGTTTGGTAATATCGTGTTAAAACATGGCAACCAATCATAATCAACACCACAATTTTTGCTCAATTCAGGCAAAGAATGTACAGCTCTTAGGACATTATCAAGATTATGAGCTGGTTCTCCCATTCTTGCAAATCCTATTTTAACTTTATTACTTTGTTCAACATACGGAGTACAATATATAATCATCTCGATTTGTTTAAGTATTTGTTCTGTAGTTAAATTTCCTTTAAATTCTAATGGTGCAACATCGCAAAAGTTGCAATTATGAGGACATCCCTTTTGAGTAGATACTGTAAGCAACCATTTATCTTTAAAGTCTACCAAATGTTTCCATACAAGTTTTGGATTATTTGTTTCTCTAACTTCATAATGATTTTTTCCAGATACTGAAACATCTCTCATTTCAGTAAATTCGATTATATAGTTATCTAACTCTGCAATAAATATTCTGCCACTTGGTAAATATAATACATTTTTAATCTTCATCGCTCACATCCTTTATCTCCCGTATCAATTCTGGAAAAATTCCATTAGGGGTATGTTTTATTAAAGCCGCATAAGTTATACACGCCCCCTGAGTCGTCTTTATTGTTATGCGATTGCCCGAAGCCCAAACTTCTATTGATG